GCTGGAGTTCTTGCCGACTCTTTAAATAAGAAATTCAAAGACTATAAGGTTGCTTATTTCTTAGATGGTACAGACAATACACCAACGGATATAAAAGAATACATTTCAACAGGTTCAACAATGTTAGACTTAGCAATTTCAAATCGCCCTAATGGTGGTATTGCAGTTGGTAGGATTACAGAATTGAATGGTTTGGAAAGTAGTGGTAAATCATTAGTTGGTGCCCATCTACTTGCCGAAACTCAAAAGAAAGGTGGTGTCGCTGTTTACATAGATACAGAGACAGCAGTAAGTGAAGATTTCTTAGGAGTTATTGGTGTAGATATTAATAGTATGTTGTATCTTCATTTGGAAACAATAGAAGATATATTTGAAGCTATTGAAGAAATCGTAACCAAAGTTAGAGAATCAGATAAGGATAGGTTAGTAACCATCTTAGTAGATTCATTAGCTGCTGCTACAACTAAGGTTGAATTAAATGCAGACTATGACAAAGATGGTTGGGCTACTTCAAAGGCTATTATCATATCAAAGGCTATGAGAAAGATTACTCAGATGATTGGTAGACAAAGAGTTGCTTTGGTATTCACAAATCAGTTAAGACAAAAACTCGGAGTAATGTTCGGAGACCCTTGGACTACATCAGGTGGTAAGGCTCTTCCTTTTCATGCATCAACTCGCGTGAGACTAAAGAACAAAGGACAGATTAAAGATAGTAAAAAGAATACTATTGGTATGACTATTCTGGCTCAAGTGATTAAGAATCGTTTGGGTCCTCCACTAAGAAAGGCTGAGTTTCCACTCTACTTTGAAAGTGGTGTAGATGATGAGGGTAGTTGGTTACAAGTTCTTAAAGACCACAATTGTGTAAAGGTTGGTGGTGCTTGGTATACTATGAAAGACCATAAAGGTGAGGAGATTAAGTTTCAATCTAAGGATTGGGCTGAGAAGTTAGAGGATGAAGAGTTTAAATCTTATTGCTATAAACTTATCTGTGACAAAGTTATACTAAAATACACCAAAGCTGATTTAGGTATTGATGATGTAGAAATTACAAAAGAGGTGTTAGGTGACTAATGCCAAATACCTTTCGATACTTGAAGAGATAAAAAACAAAGGCGGTAAATTAGACTCAGAAGAACCTGATGATAAGGTACTGATTATAGATGGACTAAATACATTCATAAGATGTTTTAGCGCTATACCAACTCTCAATGATGACGGAGCTCATGTTGGGGGAATAGTTGGTTTTCTTAGGTCAGTCGGATACGCTATAAGGACTATTAGACCTACCCGAACTGTCATAGTATTTGATGGTAAAGGTGGGTCTAACCGCCGAAAAAAAGTATTTCCAGAGTATAAGGCTGGTAGGAATATGTCGGAAAGACTCAATCGTTCCTATGATTTCAATGATAAAGAAGATGAACACCAATCTATGATTATGCAATTAACGAGAGTTATAGATTATTTAGATTATCTTCCAATCACATCGATTACGATTGAGGGTATAGAAGCTGATGATACGATGGCTTATGTAACTAAACAAATCCTAAAAACATCTAAAATAGTTTTAATGTCTACGGACAAAGACTTTCTTCAATTGGTAAATCACAGAGTATCGGTTTGGTCTCCAACGAAAAAGAAGATGTACGATCCTCCTAAAGTATTAGAGGACTATGGTATACCATCTCATAACTTTGCTGTCTACAGATCTATAGATGGTGATAAGTCTGATAATATAAATGGTGTTCGTGGTTGGGGATTAAAAACTATTCAAAAAAAACTACCGCTTTTGCTCGAAGATAAGATACTTAATATAGATGACATTATTAAAGAAGATGAAAAGCTTAAAGAGAGTGAAGAGTTGTTGAAAAGAAATTATCGGTTAATGCAATTAGATGAAGTAGACATCAGCGCTTCTGCTAAAACTAAAATCTTAGACAAAATCAGAGAACCTATTAATAGGTTAAATAAAATACAATTCCAAAAGAGATTTATTGAGGATAGATTATTTGCTACATTACCAAATATGGATAGTTGGTTAGTACAATGCTTTGCTAAACTCAATCAAATGGCTGAGAAAACATATGGGAAGAAAACGTAAATACATTTCAGAAGAAGAACGTAGAGAAGCACAGCGTAAATGGTCTATGGAATATTATCACAGGAATAGGGTTGTTCTACAAGCAAAAGCTAGAGAACGCTACCGTAGGAAAAAACAAATGGAATTAAAAGAAATACAAAGAAGAGAACTATATGGCGAGTGAGAATTTTAATCAATTCGGTCCGACATTTCAATCAAAGATAATCTCATCTTTACTGTCGGACAATAAGTTCATACAAACAATAAGCGATATATTAGAACCAGAGTTCTTCGATTCGGATGCCAATAAATGGCTAACAAAAGAAGTTAGTAAGTATTTTATGGAGTTTAGAAAAGCTCCTACATTAGAAGTTCTCAAAATAAAAATAACTCAAATGGATGATGAGATATTAAAAGTATCTATCATTGAGAATCTTAAAGAAGCTTGGAGAAACATAGAGGCTACTGATTTAGAGTTTGTAAAACAGGAGACTTTAGGTTTCTGTAAGAATCAGGTTATTAAAGAATCGATTATGCAATCGGTTGATTTATTAGAACAAAAGAAATATGATGAGATAAAGGTAATAATTGATGCGGCTATGAAAGCTGGTAGTGAAAGAGATTTAGGACATGACTATATTATATCTCTAAACGACAGACTTACAGAATCAGTAAGGGAGACATTACCAACACCTTGGGATTCTATTACCAATGTAATGGATGGTGGATTAGCTGGTGGTGAGTTAGGAGTATTAGTTGCTGCTGCTGGTGTTGGTAAGACTTGGTGCTTACAATCTCTGGCTGCTCATTTGGTAAAGCAAGGTAAGACTGTAGTTCATTATACTTTAGAATTGAATGAGGCTTATGTTGGACTAAGATATGATACTGTGTTTAGTGGTACACCAACTGCTAATATAAAATACTATCAAGATGATGTTCAGAAAGTTATAGATAAGTTAGAAGGTAAGTTGATTATAAAATACTATCCAACTCGTTCTGCTTCGGTAAATACATTAGCTTCTCATCTGAAACAGATGGAAATACAGGAAATCAAACCTGATGTGGTTATAGTTGATTATGCTGATATTTTAAAACCAACCACATTCTATAAAGAGAAGAGGCATGCTACTGGTGAAACCTATGAGAATCTTCGTGGTATGGCTGGTGAGTTTGATATTCCAATATGGACTGCTTCACAGGCAAATAGAAGTTCGTTAGAAGAAGATGTGATTGATGCTAGTAAAGTATCAGAGGATTATAGTAAGGTTATGACAGCAGACTTTGTTATGTCAGTTAGTCGAAAGGTTGAGGATAAGATTGCTAATACTGGTAGGGTGCATGTAATCAAAAACAGATTTGGTATTGATGGAATAACATTTCCTGCAGAAATCAATACAAATACAGGTCACATACAAGTGTATGAAGCATCAACGCAGGGTGGGAAATCAGCACAAGGTAAGATGGATAATTCAGAAGAATATTTAAGACAAACATTATCTAAAAAATATAATGACTTAAAACCAAAAACTGAAGGATTTGAGTAAAGAAGAATCGGTATATATTATATTTATTGATTGTGAGAAACAAACAGATTAATTTAGGAGTTACGATGGAAAAATTTACATTATCAGAAAATTTTATAAATAAGTTTAAAAGAAAAAAACCACCATTCGGTTTCAACGGATTAGGTGAGTTGGTTTATATGAGAACCTACTCAAGAATTAAAGAAGATGGAAAGAATGAAAGATGGTGGGAAACAGTTAGAAGAGTCGTAGAGGGAACATACTCTATGCAAAAAAATCACATTGATGGACATCAATTAGGGTGGAATCCGTGGCAAGCTCAAAAGTCAGCGCAAGATATGTATGAGCGCATTTTCAGTATGAAGTTTTTGCCACCTGGCCGTGGACTTTGGGCTATGGGAACAGCCATAACCGAAGAAAAGGGTTTATACGCCGCCCTCAACAATTGTGCATTTGTATCAACATCAACAATAAAAGATGACTATGCTAAACCATTCTGTTTCCTTATGGATGCAAGTATGTTAGGAGTAGGAGTTGGATTTGATACTAAGGGTGCTGGTGAGATTATCGTAAAGGGTATAGACGAAAGTCGTGATGAATCCCTATTTGAAATACCAGATACTCGTGAGGGTTGGGTTGAGTCTCTTAAAGTTCTTTTAGAAAGTTACTTTCACGGAACTGCTCCTATCAAATTTGATTACTCAAAGATAAGAGCGGCTGGAGAACCAATCGCAGGATTTGGTGGAGTATCAAGTGGTCACGAACCTTTGCTTGAAGTACACAAAGATATAATAAAGGTTTTAGAAAAAAATGAAGGTGAACCAATAACAATAACAACAATTGTAGACATAATGAATCTGATTGGCAAATGTGTTGTAGCAGGTAATGTAAGAAGAACTGCTGAGATTGTATTTGGTGATCCGCACGATGAAGAGTATTTAGATTTAAAAAATTACAAAGTAAATCCGGATAGGGAGACATATGGTTGGACTTCTAATAATAGTATATATGCAGAACTCGGTATGGATTATACTGATGTATGTCGAAGAATAGTAGATAATGGAGAACCAGGCTTTGCTTGGTTAGATAATATGAGACATTACTCTCGTATGAAGAATGGTGGGGATGATAAAGACCATAGGGTAATGGGCGGTAATCCTTGTTTAGAACAATCACTAGAATCATACGAGTTATGTTGTTTAGTAGAAACATTTCCACACAATCACGATTCATTAGAAGATTATCAAAGAACTTTAAAATATGCATATTTGTATGCTAAAACAGTTACATTAGGAAGAACTCATTGGGCTGAAACCAATAGGGTTATGTTAAGAAATAGAAGAATAGGATGTTCTGTAAGTGGAGTAGCTCAGTTTATTACAAAGAATGGAATGGGTGAACTACAGAATTGGTTGGAGACAGGATATGATACAATACAAGAATGGGATAAACAATATTCTGATTGGTTTGCTGTACCGAAGTCAATTAAAACAACATCAGTTAAACCAAGTGGCACTGTTTCCTTATTGGTTGGTGCTACTCCAGGAATGCATTACCCTGAGTCGAGGTTTTATATTAGGAGAATGAGATTATCAAAGCATTCAGAACTATTAGAACCACTAAAGAAAGCTAACTATAAATTAGAACCAGCTTTTGGTTCAGAGGACACAACAATGGTTGTTGAAGTTCCTGTAGATGTCGGTGAGGGGATAAGAACAGCAGCTGAACTTTCAATTTGGGAACAATTTAGTTTAGCTGCTTTCTTACAAAGACATTGGGCTGATAATCAGGTAAGTTGCACTGCTACTTTCGATCCAGAAACAGAAGCTAACCAACTACCACACGTTTTAAATTACTTTCAGTATAAATTAAAGGGTATATCATTACTACCACGACACGAATTAGGTGCTTATAAACAGATGCCATATGAAGCTATCACAGAAGAAGAATATAATACTATGGTAGGTAAGTTAGGTAAATTATCTTTCGGTGTAATCAAAAATGAAGAGGCTGATATAGATAAATTCTGTAATAACGATAGTTGTGAAGTACCACCTTTAACAGGTGATAATGACGATCAAGAATATGCAAATTAAACGCGGACAGGCAGCTGACACACCTGTGAAAAAATGTGTCTTAACTAAGAAAAGAGGAGAACGTTAATGAAGAAACGTAATCTAATAATAACATTACTAATGACAACAGGATTGTTCGCACAATCTATCGTTGGAGTTGTTGGTAATGGTAAAGAACCATTGGCAGGAGCTAATGTGATTGTTGTCGGAACTGATAAAGGTGGTGTAACAGATGAGTCTGGTAAATATACTATCGATGTTGGAGCTGAAGGCACATACACATTAACTGCTTCTTTCATTGGGTACTCATCTTTAACACTTGATGTTAAGGTGGGTGATATAGTTGGAACAGCAAACTTCGATTTAGAAGCAGATGTTTTAGCTATGTCAGCGCTTGAGGTTTTAGCATCAAGAGCTGATGAAACAACGCCTGTTGCTTACACTAATGTTAGTAAAGAGGATTTGGAATTTCGTCTTGGTTCACAAGATATTCCAATGGCTCTAAATACTACACCGAGTGTATACGCTACTGGCCAAGGTGGTGGAGCTGGAGATGCTCGTATCAATGTACGTGGTTTCAACCAAAGAAACGTTGCTGTTATGATTAACGGTGTTCCCCAAAATGATATGGAGAACGGATGGGTTTATTGGTCTAACTGGGATGGTGTTGCAGACGCAGCCCAATCAGTTCAGATGCAAAGAGGACTATCTGCTGTTAATTTAGCTACACCGTCTATTGGTGGAACTATGAACATAATCACAGATCCTGCTGCTCAAGAAAAGGGTGGTAAAGTAAAGCAAGAAGTAGGTGAGGGTGGATTCCTCAAATCTACTTTGAATTATAACTCAGGTCTTATCAATGATAAACTAGCACTTAGTGGAACTATTGTTCGTAAAACTGGTGATGGTTTCATCGATGGAACTTGGACAGATGCATGGGCTTACTATTTCGGAAGTTCTTATCAGCTGAATGATGAACATCGATTTGAGTTATATGGAATAGGCGCCCCACAAAGACACGGTCAAAACCTATATAAACAGAACATAGCGACTTACTCACAAGATTTAGCAGGAGACATTAGTGGTTATAATGATTCTGCTTATGTAGCTGGTGAGAAGTTTGAAACTGAAGCTGGTAGGTTCTACAATCAGAATTGGGCTCCTGTCGATCCTTCTTATAAAGGTAAACAATACTTTTATATGTATGGTGATAAAACACAGGATAGATTCAGTTCTGATTTTCTAAATGAAAGAGAAAACTTCTTTCATAAACCACTTGTAAACCTAAATCACTTTTATGATATAAATGATGATATGAGGTTAAGTTCAGTACTTTACTGGAGTGGTGGTTCAGGTGGTGGAACTGGTACTTACGGAAGTGTCAGTAGAAAACCTGCAGTTGAAGGAGAACCTTGGTACGCAAGTTCACCTTGGATGTGGGATTGGAATGCCGAGATAGCTCAGAACTCTGCTAATGTAGATTCTGCTTTCTCTGATGTTGAAAATCGTTCAACAGGTATTCTTAGGAACTCAATCAATAGACAAAATACTTATGGTTTGATTTCAAAATTAAACTATGATGTATCAGATGCTCTTGAAATTCAAGTCGGTATTGATTGGAGAACTGCTGGAATAGAACATGCTAGAGAAGTTCGTGACTTACTTGGTGGAGACTACTATGTAGATTACGCTGATGACAATGCTCCTGATGGTAAGAAAGTTGGGTTAGGTGATATTATCGCTTACCACAACGAAACCACAGTTGATTGGTTTGGTGCTTTCTTACAAGGTAAGTATGACATCGCTAAGTTCAACTTATATGGTATGGGTGGAATATCCACTATTGGATATACATATCAAGACCATTTCTCAGTTGATAAAGAAGTTGTTAAGGCTGATGCTATTACTACTTTCCAAGTGAAAGGTGGTGGTAGATATAATCTTGATGACAGACTTTCAGCATTTGCTAACATTGGGTATGTTGAGAAACCACCAATCTTAGACAATGTGATTGATTATGATGGTAATGTTTCACAGAATCCAGATAATGAAAAGTTCATTTCTAACGAAATCGGTGGAGAATACAGAAGCGATTTAGTTGCTATCAAAGGTAGTTTTTATAATACCCAATGGAAAGATAGAAACCTTACCAAATCTGTAACTACTGGACAAGGTGATTCAGGCGACTCAGACATCATTTATCTTACTGGCGTAAATCAAACTCATAGTGGTTTTGAGATAGAGTCTAAAGTTGCTCTTCACAAAATGGTTGAGTTAGATGTAGCGATAAGTATTGGTTCTTGGAAGTTCGATGGAGATGCTAAAGGTGACTACACAGAGATGGAATACAATGATGATAATCAAATTATTGGACAAACATCTACTGAGTACCAATATGCTCTTAATGGTCTAATGGTTGGTGATATGCCACAAACTGCTTATGTTGGTGGCCTTACACTTAAACCAATTGATGGACTTAGCTTACAAGGTCTCTATAGAATATACGACAATCACTATGCTGATTGGAGTCCTGATTCTCGTGAGGTTGATGGTGATGCTGATAGGGCGCAAGTTTGGAAATCTCCTGGATATTCTAAGCTTGATTTACATATTGCATATAAACTACCAGAAATTGCAGGTTTAGATATGACTATAACAGGTCATCTATTCAATGCACTTGACAATGTTTATGTTCAAGACGCTGTTGATAATAGTCAATATAATGGGTATGGTGACAAAGTTCACGCTGCTCATAATGCTGAAGTATTTCTTGGAACACCAAGACACTTCAACTTAGGACTTGCTGTCAATTTCTAAAATGGTAAACTTGGGGGGAATTTATTTCCCCCCTTTTATCAAAATAAACCTTGACTTATGTAAGGTTTTAGTTGTATATTAACGTATCGAAAATGGGGATATTATAACCTAAATGTATCAAAATATTTATTACGACAATAAAACGCAAACAGTTCATATTTGGGATGATGAAACAGGCTACTACACTTTACCATATAAGAAATATGCTTATGTAAAAGACAGAGCTGGTACTCATATATCTCTATATGGAGATAAATTGAAGAAAGTATATAGATTCGATCCAGACACACCTAATTTATTTGAATCAGATGTACCGCCTGAAACTCGTGTGTTGGTAGACAACTACGCAGATTCAGAAGAACTATCAAATGGTCATCGTATTATGACAATCGATATTGAGGTAGAGGTTACAGATGGCTTTCCATATCCCGAAGATTCTAAAGATAAAATAACTGCTATCGCAGTTCATAACTCAGAAGAGGATGAGTATTATTGTTTGGTGTTAGATGAGAAAAAGAAACTCAGTTTGAAATCAAAAGATAATGAAATCATAGAATCCTTTGAAACAGAGTTTGATTTACTACAAAGATTTTTTCTATTATATTTAGATTGGAAACCAACCATTATTACAGGTTGGAACTCTGATTCATTTGATATGCCTTACATTTACAATAGAGCTTGTAAGATTGTTGGTTCTGATATAGCTAATTTAATCTCACCAATAAGAGAAGTAAAGTGGAACAAACATCGTAAGAGGTTTATGTTTGCTGGTGTTAGTTGTTTAGATTACTTAGCTCTATACAAACTATTCACATACACTCAACTATCCTCTTACAGATTAGATGCTGTAGCTGAACACGAACTTAGTGAAAAGAAAGTTGAGTATACAGGAACACTCAATGACTTATATGAGAATAACATAGATAAGTTTGTGGAATATAATATCCATGATGTTAGGCTTGTAAAGAGATTGCACGACAAATTAGATTTAATCGATATGGCTAGAGGTGTGTGTCACGTAGGTCATGTTCCTTATGAGGATGTATATTTTTCCTCACGTTATTTAGAAGGTGCTATCTTAGTCTATTTAAAGAACTTAGAAGTCGTAGCACCAAATAAACCAGCAAGACCAAATATGAATAGTGATGAGAAGTTTGCTGGTGCTTATGTCCAACCACCACAAAGAGGTAAACACGATTGGGTATTTGATTTAGATATTACATCTATGTATCCATCCGTAATTATGTCTCTGAATGTATCACCCGAAACAAAGATGGGTAAATTAAAAGGTTGGGATGCTGAAGAATTTATGAAAGGTACAAAGAAAACCTATACCCTTATGTCAGGCGAAAAAGAGATGGGTAAACTTTCTGAATTAGAATTAAAAGATTTCTTTGACAATAACAAAGTATCAGTATCTTCTAATGGTGTTCTATATCGTAGTGATAAGAAAGGTTTGATTCCAGCCCTATTAGAGAAGTGGTTCGATACTCGTGTGGAGTATAGAAAGTTGATGAAGAAGTTCGGTGATGAGGGAAACAATGAAAAGTATACTTACTTTAAAAGTCGTCAGCTAATACAGAAGGTGGTTCTAAACTCTTTGTATGGTGTATTAGGTTTGCCAGTATTTAGGTTCTATGATTTAGATAATGCTGAGGCTACAACACTTACAGGTCAAGAGTTAATTAAGTTTACTAAAAAGATTGGTAATCATTTCTACAATAAAGAATTGGGTACTAATGAAGATTATTGTATTTACATAGATACAGATTCAGTATTCTATTCAGCTCTTCCATTGGTTAAGAAGAGGTTTCCTACTATGGATTTCGATAGTGAGACTATGATGAGTAAGAGGATATTGGATGTGGCTGATGAGATGCAGGGGTTTCTAAATAAGTCTTATGACTACTTCGGTAAGAAGTTCCTAAACTTAGATAAACATAGGTTTGAGATAAAGCAGGAATTGATTGCTAAATCAGGTTTATTCATTGTGAAGAAACGATATGGTATGAAGATTATCAATGACAATGGAGTAAAGGTAAACAAACTGCATGTCAAAGGATTGGACTTGGTTCGTAGTAATTTTCCAAAGGCTATGGGTGAACTACTGAAGAGTGTGTTGGAAGATATTCTGGCTACTGTTCCAAAGGATAAGATAGATGAGAGGATTATAAACTTCAAAGAATCTATGAAACTATTAGACTTTGATAGGATAGCGATGCCAACAGGTATAAATAATCTAAAGAAGTACACAAATGGTAAGGCTGGTAAGTTTACAAAGTTTGCTAAGGGTGCGCCTGCTCACATAAAAGCAGCACTAACCTATAATGATTTATTAAAACACTTCGGAGTTGGTAAGAAGTATGAGAAGATAAGTAACTCTGAAAAGATTAAGTGGGTGTATCTCAGACCAAATGATTTAGGATTAGAATCATGCGGTTACAAAGGTTATGAAGACCCACCAGAAATAATTAATTTTATTAAGACAAACATAGATTACAAAAAGATGTATGCTCAGATGTTAGAGAAGAAGATAATGATGTTTTATGAATCTCTAAAATGGAATGAGCCGGTAAACAAAAAGACATCTATGGAAAGATTTTTTTGATTTTGGAAATAAAAACAGATATATATTTATATATCATAAACTACATAAGGAGTAAAAATGAACAAACATTCACTAAGCCGCTTTATTGATAAGTACTATCTTGGCGGAAATTGTTCATCGGTTGTAATTAATAGTAAAGGGGATAATCTCTCTACTCGGTTTATTACTGGTGATAAGAATCTACTTGGAGAACTAACAATGACTGGTTGGAAGTTCGATGATGCTGATTTAGGTGTATATAACACAGAGCAGCTTGTTAAGTTACTATCGGTTCTATCAGAAAACATAACAATGAATCTTACAAAAGCTGGAGATAAAGCAGTATCTCTTAAAATATCAGATAGTAATTCCGATGTTAATTATATGCTTTCAGATTTATCTGTTATTAGTTCACCACCTAATCTAAAGTCTATACCTGATTTTGAGGTAAAGATAAAAGTTGATAAGTCTTTTATGCAGAAGTTTATTGCTGGTAAAGGTGCTTTGGCTGATACTGATAATTTTACAGTATTGACAAATGACGATGGCGTAAAGATTGTAATTGGTTATGCTGAGATTAGTACAAATCGTGTTACGCTTCCTGTAGAAACAGAATCTTTTGATAAGATAGACAATGTTTCTTTTAACGCTAATCTATTCAGAGATGTGTTGGTAGCTAATAAAGAATGTGAAGGTGCGACATTGGAAGTAAGTTCAGGCGGTTTGGCTAGAATTAATTTCAAAGTTGATGAGTATGATGCCACATATTATTTAGTTGCTGAACAAGATGTGTAATGGAAGAAAAGTATGTAGATAAGTCTAGAGTTTCTGTCAGGCCAATCTATAAACCATTGGCTAAGGATATGATAGAAAAAAACCACTATAGTGGTAGGTTGTCATCTTGTCGCTATCCGCTTGGAATCTTTTATCAAACTGATAATGAACATAAATTCTTTGCGGAACCTGAAGAGAAACTCATAGGAGTTGCTTGTTATGGTTTTCCTGTTGGAAGAAGGGTCTTAGGTTCTATCTTCTCTGAAGAGATATTAGAGAATAGAAACATATTAGAACTTACGAGACTCTTCATCCACGATGGTTATGGTAAGAATATTGAGTCTTTGGCATTAGGTCTTACATTCAAATGGATGAAAGATAATGCCAAAGATATAAAGGTTCTAATATCATATGCTGATCCCGAACAATCTCATGATGGTGCTATTTATCAAGCTACTAATTGGATTTATCAAGGTTGTGGTGCTTTTCAAATGGCACCAACCTTTTCTCTTAGACTTGAAGAAGATGGTGAATGGATGCACAGTAGAAGTGTGTATTCAAAATTCGGTTCTTCTGCACCTGAAAAGATGAAGAAGTCAATAGGTCATGATTTTTGGTTAAAGAAGGAAGCCAGCAAACATAGATACATTTACTTTTTAGGCAACAAAAAAGAGAATAGGAAATTTCATAGTGTGATGAAACACCCACAAATGAAGTATCCTAAGAACTACAAACACGATATTGAAATAACAAAAATAGAGGTTAATAACGAAAAATGGAAAGATTAGATAATACCCTATGGGTTGAAAAGTATCGCCCAAACGAATTAGATTCTTACATAGGTAATGATCATCTAAAGAAGAAAATCAAAGTTTATTTGGAGAGTGGAGATTTACCTCATCTACTATTGTATGGTAGAGCTGGAACAGGTAAAACTACATTGGCTAAACTATTGGTTAATAATATAGAATGTGACCATATGTACATAAACGCTTCTGATGAAAATAGTGTAGATACAGTCCGTAATAAGGTTCGTGGGTTCGCTTCCACTATCGGATTCAAAGATATGAAGGTGGTTATATTAGATGAGTGTGATTACATTACACCTAACGCACAAGCTGCTCTTCGTAACCTTATGGAGACTTTTTCTAAACACACTAGGTTTATTCTAACCTGTAACTATGTGGAGAGAATTATCGATCCGATACAGAGTCGTTGCCAACCATTTCAGATAGTTCCACCATCGAGAAAAGAGGTTGCTATGCACCTACAAGAAATTCTGTCAGAGGAGAATGTTTCTAGAAAAACAGAAGATGTCGCTACATTAGTTAATGGTGGCTATCCTGATATTCGTAGAGTCATAAACTTTGCTCAAAGACAGGTGGTTGATGGTGTGTTGTTAATCGACCAAGATAATCTAGCTGCTGTTGATTTAAATGTAAGTGTATTTTCTACACAGGTAGTTAATGTATTAAAAACTCAAGATAAAAAAGAGGCTTTCGTAACCATAAGAAAGATGTTAGGTGATAATCAAATATCAGACTTTGCTGATGTATTTCGTTTATTGTATGATGAGGTAGATGATTATGGTAAAGGGCATGTAGCAGAGTGTATCTTATGTATAGCTAAGTATCAATTATCAGATGCACAAGTTGTTGATAAAGAAATCAATGTTATGGCTATGATGATAGAAATCTTAGGAATCATTAAATGAGAGTATTAGTAGTCGGAGATAGTTGCCAAGATATATTTGTTTATGGTGATATAGATAGAATATGTCCCGAAGGACCTGTTCCAGTGTTCAATAGAGAATGGGAAAAGGGTAATAATGGTATGGCTCTGAATGTAGTAGCTAATTTAGAATCATTGGGAGCTGAAGTAAAATATGTTACTAATCAAATAGGTATAGTTAAAACCAGATATGTTGATAAACGTTCCAATCAGCTTGTTATGAGAGTCGATGATAATGATAGATGTGATAGGATTGAAAAGGATTATCTGTATAAGATACGAAATAATGCTGTAGGTGATTGGAAGTTTGACTCTTTAGTAATTGCTGATTATAATAAAGGATTTTTAGATGAGGAAGATATAGCTTACCTTTGCCAAAACAATACTAATGTATTTATAGATACTAAGAAACCAATCGATGAGTATATGACAGAGTGTTCTTATATAAAGATAAATGAATTAGAATACAAAGCTATTAAAGAGAATGCTATAACAAATTGGTACGATGATAAATTAATAGTTACTCTCGGAGAAGATGGTTGTCAATATGATGGAAATATATACGACACAACTAAAGTTACAGGAGGAGATGTATCGGGTGCCGGCGATACTTTTATGGCAGCTTTAGTTGTGAAGTATGGTGAGAGTAACAAAATACAAAGGGCTATAAAGTATGCTTTAAAAGCTGCAACCGAAGTAGTCAAAAAAAGTGGAGTTTCAATAATTACTAAAGAGGAAATAAAATGAGTACAAAACCAATGAAACCAATAAAACAACCAGCTCCAAATACAAATGTGAGTATGTCAGATACAGAACCATTTGTATGTGAAGATTGTGGTAATGCTGTATTTATACCAGCAGTATTTTTAAGAAGATTATCACCACTAATGTCACCAACAGGAAAAGAAGCTATGATTCCAATACAGGTTTATAGTTGTGGTAATTGTGGAAAAGTTCCAAGCACACTAATGAAGGAATTCAATGGCGAAGGTTAAAAAGAAAAGTTTATTTGATCATGTTAATGCTGTAACCAGCCAACAACATCCTAATTATTGGGATGAGATTTCAGATGATGATAAGAAGTCTTGGTCTAATTATATGATAAACAGGTTTCTATCTATGAAGCCTGATTGGATTGAATTTGTAAATGAAGTACAAAAGTATCCATTACAACCAAAAGAGTTATATAAAGTTTACACAGATATATTACCAAAAAAGAAACAATGGTTAAAATATATTAAAGGAGATAAGAAAATGAAGTATCCAAAATGGGTTTATGAAATAGTTTCTAAACACTTACAATGTAGTATGAGAGAAGCTAATGATGCCATAGAGATGTATGAAATCTCAGCTGGCGGACAAACAGAATTAGCAGATATTTTAGCTAAGTATGGGGTTGAACAAAAGGAGATTCGTAAGCTCGGCTTAATATCGTAGAGATGAGCGTAAAGAACTTCACAGTCGAAGAAGTAACTAGAAAATCAATTGTCAGTTTTATAGAGAAACACCACTATTCACATAACGTAAATGGTGTTCAATCATTGTATCACTATGGATTATATACTGAAGGAAACTTTGGTATTCCAAAGATGATTGGGGCTATGATGTATGCTCACCCATCAATGCCAGCTACAGCAGCTAAGTACAATCCTATCAATCCTAATAAGTGTTTAGAACTTAGGAGATTGGTTTGTATTGATGATACGCCAAAGAATACAGAAAGTTATTTTATAGGACAAACATTTAAGTTACTCAAAAGAGATACAGATATGGAAGTCATAGTCTCATTTGCTGACCAACACCACGGACACACAGGTGTAATCTACAAAGCTAGTAACTTTGATTATTTAGGAGAGACTAAGCCTGGTAGAATACTAATGGTGGATGGTAAAGAAATGCACAGTAGGTCTTTGAATCAGTTAGACAGACCTTATGGAAGAGAATTGAATCGTAGATACAAAGCTGGTGATAAAAATATATTTTGGAAGAACACAAAACCAAAGCATATTTATACTTACTATCTAAATAAAAAAATCAAAAGACAAATAAAAAAGCTTGACTTATACACCAAAAATGTGTAACTTTAAGTGTAGAAAATGAGGATTATATGAAAAATATAAAAGAATCAAATACAAAAAAAGAAGTAAATTCTTACCTAACAGGTGATGGTGCCGATATAGTGGCATTGATGGAGAAAGAATGGCCGGAAATGACTAAGGAGTTTCGTAGGTTACAAAAAGAACAATACGAATTATTTCTTAAAAAACAACACGACTATGGTCCTGGTAATATTTCCGTAGGAACACAATTACAGACAGAAGAAGAAGTACATCTAGCACTTACTGGTTTATGGTTCAGAATGAACGATAAGATACAGAGGTTAAAAACTTTATTGATGGGTAAGAGAGGTAATGCGGTAGAAGGAGAACCAATGGAAGATGCTTATTTAGATGTGAGTAACTATGGTATTATGGCTACTATCGTAAAGAATGGTAAGTGGGGTAAATGATGGGATACAAACCTAAATATAGACTTGAAGTAGAAGAGGGTTCTTATGAATCCGATAATTTATTCTTCTTGTTTTGTCAAATTATACTACATAGATTCTGGCATTTAGTAAAGCACGGAAAGTGGGCAGATTAATGAAGAAAATAAGTTATAGTCAGTATTCAATGTGGGCTCAATGCCCATTCAGATGGAAAACTGCATATGTAGATGGTAAGAGAGAGTTTACAGAATCGATACATACTCTCTTTGGAACATCAATGCATGAGGTAATACAAACATTTCTAACTGTGATGTATGAAGATACAGCAAAAGCAGCTGAGGCTCTGCCATTACCTGAAATGTTAAGAATTAGAATGAAACGTAATTATGAAAATGCTATGTCAAAGAATGGTGGTGTTGAGTTTTGTAGCCAAAAGGATATGGTGGAGTTTTATGAACACGGACTATTGATATTAGACTTTATCAAAAAGAAGAGGGCTCAGTACTTCAGTAAGAAAGGTTATGAACTTATAGGCATAGAAGTTCCACTTGACTATGACTTACCTAATGGTATTAAGTTTATAGGTTATTTGGATGTGGTTATAAGAGATACAGTCAGAGATGTAATTAAGATATACGACATTAAGACATCTACTATGGGTTGGAACAAATATCAAAAGGCTGATAAACTAAAGAGTGACCAATTATTATTATACAAACAATTCTACTCAAAACAATTCAATCATCCGTTGGATAAGATAGAGGTTGAATATTTTATTGTGAAACGAAAGCTGTATGAGAACTTAGACTTTCCCCAAAAGAGGGTACAGAAATTTGTGCCTGCTAATGGCAAACCATCAATCAATCAGGTTACAAAAAGATTGAGTGAATTTATGGAAGAATGCTTTAAAACTGATGGAGAATACAATACTGAACATACTTATAGTAAAGTGGCATCTAAGAAAAATTGCAGGTATTGTGATTTCAATCAAACAGAATTTTGTGACGCGGGAGTAAAATAATGAGTATGATGAAAATGAATCTAAGAATGAATCTATTTCATTTTCTTAATAAACCTTTTGAGGAAGAAGTTATAGAGAAATTAGAAAAAGCACATAAGGATAATATTAAGTTTTATTTGTGTCTATGGTACAAAGATGGTACTTTAGAGCCAAAAGATTTGAAACAATTTTTACTAAAATATGAATCAAGGTTACATTTTAAAACTAATATAAATGTAGGAGATACATTAAAGCCTAATGACTTTATTTGGTACGATTTGTCAAATATACCTGATTATAGTGGTGATAGGATTAGATTTCAATATACTTATATTGAGAAGGAAAACATTTTAAAGGGATTGGATGAGTTTTATAAGTGTGCTAAATTTTGTTCATCCGATAAGCCAGCTAAAAGACAAAAGAGGAATGACTATGAAAGTAGCGATAGTAGGAAGTAGACAATATACAAACAAAAGAAAAATTCAGGAGTTTGTATTTAAACTAAAGCAAAAATATGGTGAAAAATTAGAAATAGTTAGTGGTGGACAAAAGGAAGGCGCTGATGGGTATGCTAAAAAGTATGCTTTAGAATTTGATGTAAACTATTCAGAGTTTCCACCAGCACACTACACTCACAATATGCATTGTGTCCTACCCAAATTCAGATATGGTAAAGCCTTTTATAAGAGTAATTATCACAAAAGAAACGCACAAATAGCTGAACACTGTGATGTAATGGTAGCTTTCTTACCAAAAAATACTTCATCAAAAGGCACAGAAAGCGCTTTAAATGAAGCCAAAGAAAAACAAAAAAAATATGTAATAATAAATTAATTTTATATACTTATATATATATATACGGAGGAAATGTTCAATGTTAAAATTAACATCCGTAAAGTTATTAGATAATCTTTATAAGAAATTTAAGATAAGTAATTTAGATGATAGCTTTACATTACAAAAGTTAGTTAATCGGTCTATGGATATGTATGTTCATGACAAAGAGTTTAGACAATCGATTAATGAATGGAAAAACCTTAAACCAAGTGGGAGTGCATTATGAATGATAAATTAGAAAAAGCATTAAATCAAATAGTTAATCTTTTGACATCAATGAATAATAAATTGCAAGATATAGAAACTGCAATTAAAAAACAAAAAAAGTAATTATGAATAAATGGTTACGAGCAGAATTAGATTATTGGCAATCTCAAAAATCTCAATCTTTAGCTACATTGGAATTGTATTTTAATAGTTCGGTAGGCATCGGAGAACACTCTGATATATCGAAAGAAATACACGAATGGACAGGCAAATTGTCTGAGTCTATAGAGAATTTGGAAAACCTTAAATCATTTTTTGGAAAAGATGGGAAAGTAAAAACAGAAAAAACGTTATTAAAAGACTAAGAGGGTTATATGCAAGATAAAAAAAAGATATTACTTCTTTCAGACGATATGAGAATGTCATCTGGAGTTGGTACAATGTCTCGTGAATTTGTATTAGGAACATTAGAACACTACCAATGGGTACAAATTGGTGGGGCGATTAAACATCCTGATGAAGGTAAAATCATTGATATGAATGAGTCTGTCAGAAAAGAAACAGGTATTGAAGATGCTTATCTTAAAATATATCCTGTGAGTGGTTATGGGAATGGTAGCCTATTGAAAGAAGTTTTGAAGATGGAGACAAAAGATGGTGTCGGTGTTGATGCTATTCTTCATTATACAGACCCTAGGTTTTGGGGTTGGTTGTATCAGATGGAACACGAAATAAGACAAAACATTCCTATATTCTATTATAATATTTGGGATGATTTACCTTATCCAAGATGGAATGAACCATTCTATGAGTCTTGTGATTTGATTATGAATATATCTAAACAGACAGTTAATATTGTAGATAAAGTTTGTGAGAAAAAACCAAGAACAGATTGGGATAATACCTATGTACCACATGGAATTAATCATAAAAACTTTTATCCTGTAACTGAATTGAATACTAAAGAATGGGGTGATTTTTTAAATTTGAAACGTAATGTTACTAATAATAAAGAATACGATTTCGTAGTATTTTGGAACAACAGAAACATCAGAAGAAAATTACCTGGTGATGTTGTGATGTCTTATAAATTATTTTGTGATACACTAACAAAAGAACAATCAGAAAAATGTGCTTTGATAATGCACACTCAACCTCGTGATGAGAATGGTACAGATTTACCTGCATTAGTTAAAGAACTTTGTCCAGATTATGATGTTATATTCTCACACAAAAAGTTAAGTGATAAAGAGTTATGTTATATGTACAACTTAGCTGATGTTACAATCAATATGGCGTCTAACGAAGGTTTTGGTTTAGGAACTTGTGAGTCTCTGATGTGTGGAACGCCAATATCAGTTAATGTTACAGGTGGATTACAAGACCAAGTTGGTTTTAAGTACAAAGATAAACTCTTAACCTATAAAGATTATAGTTGGATTGAGTCGTTGCATGATGATAAGAAGTGGAAAGACAATGAAGATTTAACTTGGGGTGAATGGTGTAAGCCGGTTTGGCCATCCAATAGAAGCTTGCAGGGTTCAATACCTACACCATACATCTATGATGACAGGCCTCGTGCAGAAGATTTTGCTGATGCTTTGAAAGAGTGGTATGATATGGGTAAGGAAAAAAGAGATGAGTGTGGTAAGTTAGGTCATGAATTTGTTATGGGTGAGGATGCTATGATGACAGCTGAAGCTATGTCTAATTTGTTTATAGACCATATGGATACTGCATTTGATAAATGGACACCACGTAAACGTTACACAATTTTTGAAGGATAGGAGTTAGAATGAAACCATTAATGTTAATTACAGCGCCGGTTGCCACTAGAAGTGGATATGGTTCTCATAGTAGAGATTTAGTTAGAGGTCTCATATCTATGGATAAATTTGATATACACATCAACTCAATGAGGTGGGGTAATTGCCCAATGAACGCATTGAATGATAAGAATCCAAATGATAAAGTGATATTAGATAGAGTTATACAACAGCAAAATCTACCAAGACAACCCGAAGTTCATATACAGATAAGTGTACCTAATGAATTTACACCAATAGCTAAATATAATATAGGTATAACTGCTGGTATAGAAACCACAGCACCAAAGCCTGAATGGATTCAAGGTATGAATAAAATGGATTTGAATATTGTTCCATCTAAGTTTACAAAAGAAGTATTTGAAAAGACTACATATGAACAGATGGATGAAAAAACAAATCAGAAGATAGGTGAAGTCAAAGTTCTTAAACCAATCGAAGTTCTTTTTGAGGGTATTGATACAAATATTTATAAAAAGACAAATGAAATATCGGATGAATTAAATGAAGAGATGAATAAGATTCCTGAAAAGTTTGCATTTCTTTATACTGGTCATTGGTTGCAAGGTGGTTTAGGAGAAGATAGAAAAGATACTGGTATGTTAGTTAAGACTTTCTTAGAAAGTTTTAAAAATCATAAAAAACCACCAGCTCTTATTATGAAAACAAGTGGTGCTACCTTTTCAATCATAGATAGAAATGATATATTAGAAAAGATAGGAGAGATTAAGAAAACTGTAAAGGGTGATTTACCAAAAATATATGTTTTGCATGGAGACTTAACTGATAAAGAAATGAATGAAATGTATAACCACCCAAAAGTAAAAGCGCATGTTAGTTTTACGCATGGTGAGGGTTTTGGTCGTCCTTTATTAGAAGCCAGCGTATCAGAAAAACCTGTTATTGCTCCTAATTGGAGTGGTCACGTAGACTTCTTAAATAAACAAAATGCTGTATTACTGCCAGGATCTTTAACAAAAGTTCCAGCAGCATCTTTACCACAAGAGATGCATGTAGAACAGGCGCAGTGGTTTACAATAAACTACCAATACGCTTCTCAGATGTTAAAGAGTATATTTAAATCTAAAAAGAACTTTACTTTTAAAGCTAAGAAGCTTGCTATGTACAATAGAGTATCTTTTTCTTTAGATAATATGAATAAGAAGTTTGAAACTATGTTAGATAATTATCTACCCGAGTTTCAGGAACAAGCACAGGCGGTTAATTTAAAACTACCTAAATTAAAAAAGGTGGGAGATGATAAACCAGCAGAACCAACTAAAATGAAATTACCTAAATTGAAAAGGGTTTAATATGGAACAACCAAAAGAAGTAAAAACAGATTGTCCTTTATGTGCAGATATGCATGACAATTGTTTTGTAGAAACGACAGAGATAGATGGTAGTAAATTTGAATCATACATATGCTTTGCATGTGGTATGACAACCAATTCGTATTTAGCTTTCGATAGTGATAAGTTAGAAGAGTATACAAAAAGCCACACTAAACTTATGAATGATTTGAAAATATTCGATAAGAAAAGAGACTTGGTTTGGTTTCCATCCGTAATCAATATGGGTGAAAAGGGTATAATTTATCCAGAGGGAGAAATTAACAATTGGTTTTGGTATTACGCTAAAGTTATAGATGTGCCTGAAGAAGAAAGAGAACAATATGAAGGTCACGCAAAAAGATTGGATATACAAAATCCTCAAAAATTTGGTCAGTTTGAGTTTATGGATGCTTGTATAGCGATGGGGATTATAAAAGACAATGGCTAAATTACCATACACTTGGTCTAAGGTTAGTAGAGGTGATATTGTTTCATTTATATATGTAAGTAAAGAAGGTAGGAGACTACGCAGAACTATACTTGTATTAGAACCAAAACTAAAAGGTTTAGTTCACGGAATACAATTGGAAGTATCCAATGTACCAACCAACGCAGAGATTAAAAAGATATTAGAATCCGCTGGTGATACAGAAATTGTAGATGCTGATAAGAAAATCTATAAAGTTAATTTGGCTGGCAATTCTAAAAAAGTTTATTCCAAATTAAAGACATTGATAAAAAGACACGGGATTTATAGAACCTACACTTATGATAAAGCCAAAAAAAGTCAAGTATTTTTAGAGGATTTGAAACTACCATCTCAGTTTATAAGGGAATTAAATGAAAATTAGTTATGGTATTACAGTTCATAATGAGTCAGATGAATTAAATAGGTTATTAGAAGTATTAGTACATAATATTACAGATGAAGATGAGATAGTAATTTGTATTGATGGTAATGATGAAAAGGTAAATGAAGTTGTAACAAGTTGGATACAGCAATATGGACATATTAGAGATTTTATAACTTATAATAGAAAACTTAATGGTAATTTTTCAGACCAAAAAAATTCAGTTATAGAAAAGTCAAGTGGTGATTATATCTTTCATATTGATGCTGATGAATATCCAAATAAGGTATTACTACAACAATTAAAACAAATATTAGAAATGAATGATGGTGTTGATTTGATTTGGATTCCACGAGTAAATACAATTGATGGTATGAAAGAAGAACACATACAAAGATGGGGTTGGAAAGTTAGCGAAAAAGGTTGGGTAAACTATCCTGATTATCAAGCTCGTGTGTTTCGTAATGATGAAAAGATTAGATGGACACGACCACTACACGAATTTATAGATGGGTGTAAAACATATTCACATTTGCCACCACACGAAGAATTGAGTTTATATCATCCAAAAACTATTCAAAGGCAAGAAGAACAGAATATTTGGTACAACAAAAACTTTAGCAAAGAAATGAATGTAAGGAGTGGAATTTGATGGAAGAAATAAAACCTATATTCTTTAGAATGGTGGATGATAAATTATATCACGCCGGCGAAGTTGATACATTAGGTTTTGAAGAAGCTGAAGGTTATAGAATACCAGATGATTATTTACAAAAAGGTGAGTTTACAATTATGAGAACTTGTCATGGAATAGGTGATTGGGGAATACTATCTGCGATGCCTCGTTTATTGAAAGAGAAGTATCCAAATTGTAAGGTATTCATACCATCTGTAAAATTATTAGAAAAGATTTGTGGAGATATTGGAGATGAATGGGGAAGTTGGAAAAACCCATTAGAAAATGCAATCAACGTATTTAAAAATAATCCATATGTAGATGATTTTGTAGATAGTGTAGCTGGTGAAATATTTCACGATCACTATAGGGTTTATAATAAAGATAATCCGAATATTCCATTATTAGAACAAATGTTAAAGTTTTGGCAGTTTGAAGAAAGTGAATACATAGACTCAGCACCAGAACTATATTTTAGTGATGAAGAAAAAAAGATGGGTGAAGAAATCATCACCCAACATAGCGATGGGGAGTTTGGTTGTTTACTTCTATCAGATAGATATGATTATACTATGGATAGATTAATGTTAGATGTTATAGATTCAAAATTAAAACATTTCTATTGGACAGAGAGACCAATCGAACATACATCATTTGGTTTTTTAGATAGAGCGTTGGATATGAGACATATGCCAGTTAGGATGCAACTTTATATTAGGTCTAAAGCTAAGTATAATGTCGGAAATCAATGTGGAACTACACAACTGGTAGTTAGAAGTTCTGATGTGTACACTGTACAAAGACAATTTCCTATAGGTGGCAATTATGTTAATGATGAAATATATCTAACAGATGATAAGATAAGGAATCTATTGAAGGGATTGCCTGATAAGACAGAATCAAAAACCACTACGAGCTTAAAATTCAAAGCTGATTTCATAAACTTCTTTGATAAAGAAGAATACAAAGATATGAAAGTATTAGAGGTTGGTTCTTCATTAGGGCATAGTACAGGAATGTTGAGTTACTTATTTAAAAAGGTTATAGCCCTTGACAATCTTTATGAAAGACACGAAGAATCAAAGAAATTAAATAGTAATTGTGATAATGTTGATTATATTGTAATAGATGTGTACACTCAAACTTGGAACTTTGAACCAGTTGATGTTGTATTTATAGATTGTGTTCACGATTATACTCACGTAAAAAGTGATATAGACAATTCTCTGAATAGTTTTGGCAAAGGAACTATAATTGCTTTTGATGACTATGGTTTATTTCCTGAAGTGAAACGAGCTATAGATGAGTATATTGATAGAGGACAATTAAAAGTTTTAAAAAAGATAGGCCAGTTAAAGGGTACATACTTCCCAACAACACAATTTAAAGTATTAAAAGATTATGAGGGTATAATATGTCAAAGCGTGTAATTTACACTTCTATATTTGGTGGATATGATAAGGTTACAGAACAGAGTTCTGATGGTTGGGATTGGAAATGCTTTAGTGAAGAAAATAGTACACCATTGTATGAAGATAATAATAGAAATGCTAAAAAGTTTAAGGTATTACCACACAGATATTTACAGGACTATGAGTATAGTATTTTTATAGATGGTAATATGGATGTAAGAGGAAACTTGGATGAGTTGGTTGATAAGTATTTAAGTGACAAAAATGTTGCTTTTTTCAGTCACAATAATAATAAATTAGATGCAAGGATTTGTCCTTTCAAAGAAGCACAGACTATAATTGACTTAGGTAATAAGAATATGAAACTTACACCCGAAAGGGGCATGTTGAATTACAAAGATGATCCTTACCTAATTCAAAAACAGATGACTAAGTATGCTATGTTAGGATTTCCAAGAAAAAACGGATTAATTACTGGTATGGTTATTCTAAGGAGACACAACGAAAAGGATTGTATAAAAACTATGGAAGATTGGTGGACAGAAATTAAGTATGGTAGTAAGAGAGACCAACTTAGTTTTAATTATTGTGCTTGGAAGAACAAATTAAAATTTAATTATATGGATGGTGATTCGAGAGACAATGAATATTTTTACAGAAGTACAACTGCACATATAGGAAAGAAATGAAGAATATAATTTTTATACCTTATATCAAAAGAGAAAAAGATTTAACTGGTGAATCAAGCATAGGACACTCAAACAGACATCAAGGTTATGAATGGGGAATAAAGTCTTGGAAAGCTTGGGCTAAAAAGAATGGTCACGAAGTATATGTTATGTCAGACTTACTTTGTCCTGAATCTGAAATGTTAATAACTTGGCAGAGATGGCAGGTTCTAAATATATTAGAACACAACGAAATAGAATACGACCAAGTATTAGTTGTCGATGCTGATTCAGTAGTTCATCCTGATTGTCCTAACTTTTTTGAGATGACAGATGGTAAATTTACAAGTGTTTTAACTGATGGGGATTTTGAGTGGATGAACAGAGCTATAAATGGTTACTCTAAAATGTTTTGGAACAAAGAGTTTTGTATACCATCTTTTGAGTTCTTTCAAACTGGCTTTGTTATTATCAATAAAACACATCAAGACTTTTTTAATAAAGTATTTGATTTTTATGAAAAGAACAAACAAAAGATTATTGATTCATATGATATATTATTGACTGGTAGTGATATAACATTGATGAATTGTATGAGAAAAGAATTTGGTTTAGAACTAAATTTATTACCAAGACAATTTGGTATGATGGATATGATTAGAAAGCAGTTATTTTATTATCACGAAAGTTGTTATTGGGAAGATAGCTTAACAAATCTTTATAATTCAGCTTGGGTTTATCAGTATAATGCCATACCACCAAGTGAAATGGGAAGAGACAGAACTTATTGGATGAAACGTACATATGAGGAGTTATACAAATGAGATTATTAGTAACTGGTACAGAGGGTTTTATTGGAAAGAATGTTTATCAAAAACTTATGAAAATTGATGATGTCACTAAAGTAACTTGTTTAGAAAAAGATTATATGAATCACATTGGGTGGGAAACTACATTAGCAAAATGTGTTGATGAGTGTGATGCTATATTACACATAGGTGCTATATCAGATACTATGTTGAAAGACCCAAATGAAATGTTAAAGTACAATTATCTATTTAGTAAAGAACTATTTGATTTGGCATTGATATATGAAAAGAAAGTAGTATACTCTTCTTCAGCTGCAAATACAGGTGAAAATGGAACACCATCTAATATCTATGGTTGGTCTAAATATTTAGCTGAAGAGTATGGTTCTTGTAGAGTCAAAGATTTTTATGCTCTGAGATATTTCAATGTTTACGGGCCTGGTGAAGAACACAAAGGTAAGATGGCTTCTGTTGCTTATCAAGCTCATTCAGCTGGTAGGTTTATGTTATTTCCAAAAAAACCTCTGAGAGATTTTGTTTATATAGATGATGTTGTTGATGCTACATTATATCCATTGTTCAATGATGTACAAAATGGTGTTTATGAAGTTGGTAGTGGAGAAGCCCGTTCTTTTGAGGATGTTTTAGAGCTGATGGAAATACCATATGAATATAAAGGTGAGTATGAAATACCAAAAGGCTATCAGTTCTACACAAAGTCATCTGAAATCAAATTTATGAGTGGGTGGAAACCAAAGTACAATTTGGAAAAGGGGATAAAAAAATACAAAGAATATCTCAATGAAAGCATGTAGACATTTCAAAGGAGACAGGCCTTGTAAATACTATTGGATAGATAGGTCTTGGAATTGTTTTGAATGTGAACACCATAATCCATATAATGAAAGAATACTATTAATAAAATTAGATGCTTTGGGTGATGTAGTTAGAGCAACTGCTCTAGCGGAAGGAATCAAAAAGAAGTATCCTAATTGCCAGTTGAGTTGGTTGACTGTGAAAGATGCTGTATATTTTGTAGAGTCAAATCCATTCGTAGATAGAACATTAGAATACAATACAGAAAATGTAAGACGATTACAATTTGAAAAATTCGATACTATTATAAATTTAGACAAAGACCCAAAGGCTACATCAATGATGATGTCTTTTAATTCAGAAGATAAAAGAGGTTATGGATTGAGTTCTGAAGGGCATGTTGTACCCTTAAACGATGGTAGTAAATACCACTATAACATTTGTTTGGATAATTATGGTGGGAAAACTAAGAATCAAAAAAGCTATCAACAATTAATATTTGAAGTAGCTGATTTAGATTATGATAATGAGAAACCATTTTTTGAGTTGGATTCAGAAAGGTTTAAAAGCTTTAAGGAATCATTTCTATACAGCGATGATAATCTACAGCCTTTGTATATTAAAGATTTGATAATATTAAACACTGGTTGTGGACCTGTATACCCACATAAGAAATGGACTTATGATGGATACAATAAACTCATAAAACGTTTATCAAAAGATAGTGAGTGTGTCGTTCTACTCTGTGGTTCAAAGTCTGAAGTTGAATTAAATAAAAAATTATATGACGAAAATAAATCGGACAGTTTGATAAACCTAACAGATAATTATTCAATAGAAGAGTTTAGTTATTTGATTAAAATGGCAAATGTTATAGTCACAGGCGATACAGTTGCTTTACATATCGCTATCTCATTAGGTACAAAAATAGTTAGTTTCTTTGGTCCGACACCACATCAGGAAGTTAATCTTTTTGGGTTGGGTATAAAACTATTTAGAGAGGAGTTAGATTGTTTGAATTGTTACGATCAGTTTCCGTGTCCATATGATGGTAAGTGTATGAGTTTAATATCAGATAAAGATGTGTATAAATCTATAAGAAGAATTTTATTAGGGGGAACATATTGAGTTTAGATATAATTTTCGCAGAGTTTGGTGATAGAGATAAAGCTAATCAAAAGTGGGAAAATCCAATCGGTAGATTAGATCCAACATATGAGGGAGTTAAGGAGTATTTTCCTGAAGCTAATATAATTTGTTATTCGGATGACAAATCAATAGGTGATAATTACGATGTGGAACTTAGGTATGTAGATCCTGAATCAACGCCCTTTGATAAGAATTATAAAGAGGGTAGCGGTAAATTAAAGTGGGGCTATCATTGTTGTGACTACTATCAGATAAAAGGTTTATTAGAGTCTACAGCAGATGTTGCTATAGCTATGGATTCAGATTTGATGTTTGTATCTGATGAAGTCAGAACTTTAGTTCCTATCATAAAAAGATTTGGAATTTGTTGTCCACAAAATGAGAGACAAATGGTTAAGGTTGATGGTTTACATACTCGTGGGAATGATGGAGATTATCGTATAGGAGAAGATGAGAGTGGCGGAAATACATTGACATATGATTTGTGGTGGACTGGATTTCGTACAGATGATAATAGAGGTCGGGCTTATTTAAGTGAGTTTCTTAAACTTATGAAATCTAATCCAAAGAGGGGGCCTTTACAATTGAGTAGAGCAGCTTGGAATACAGGAGTATATCCGTATCCGATGCCAAAACAATTTGGAGTTGGTGTTGGACACATAGGTTGTGGAAATGAAATAATATTACACGTTGGTCACGATGCTGTACAAGACCACTATTTAGAAAGGAGAATATAATGAAGATATATTGTATACTAATGGACACAGTTCCAAGACACGGAAAGATTAGAGATGCTTTTAATAGTAAGGGAGTACAATTTTCAGACCACATAACTTGTAGTTCTACTGTGCCAACTCTTATAACTATGTTTGGTGGCAAAACGCCAACAGAAATGTTTGGAATAGGTGGGGTTGGTCATTCACATTCGTATGGTAGATTGGTTACTGATAAGAAGAAGTGGGATGAACAGATGTTGTTTCATATGATTCCTAATGATTGGACAATACATATTCACTCAATGCCATTAACTAGAGGAGATGGAGGAAGAGGTGATTTCGGAGACACTAGCTTTAAACTTTTACCTGATGATATATGTGGTAGAACAGACAATATGAAATTCTATGAATACGATTCAATGCGAGATGAGAATACTTTTATAAAAAAGATGCAGAACTTACCAACAGATGGTGTAGCTCGAGACATTCCATCTAAACCAAATCACTTCATAGTTTTAAAGTTTAATCACTACCACGACTCAGCTAGAGGACATCATATAAATTACGGTGGTGAGACAATAGAAGCTACTTCTGAAAATATAATAGATATGTATGCTGATATGATAAAGGAAATGGATTTTGAACAACCGGATTCTTTATTTTGGGTATTTGCAGATCATGGAGAACCACATAATATTAATATAATGATGCCGCCGCCAGATTCTTGGTTGGCTTGGTGTGGTGTTAAGGATAATATTAGTGGCAGAAAAGATATTAAGAAAATAATAGGTTGCGATGACTTTAAGAATACAGTATTAAATAGAGTATATGATACAAGTAAAGGAGATGAAGAGCACATTCCTTTGCCAAATGATGCTTTCGGTGAGTTGGATATGGATAGAATTTATGTTCGTGAAGATGGTAGAAGTGCTGTAAATCCTAATTATGCTTCAACAGTATCTGCTGTGAAGGCTTTAGATGAGGATCGTTACATACAATATATAAACCACTCACCGAATGCACATAAAAGACAATTTCACAATCAACAAGAAAGAGTTATTATCTACAATAAAACTACAAATACCATTGATATACCAAATGTAATAGAATCAGAAATTGGTGAAAAATTAAAACAACACCTTTTAGATGGGCCTTGGGAATGGTACTTTAGGAGAGTAGATGGAGAAGATGAAGAGGAAAAGAAAAGAGCTGAACCTAAACCTGTAAAGAGAAGAGTAATAGGATGAGCAAAGTTTATGTTGGAATGTGTGCTGATTTAATTCATCACGGACATCTTAATATAATAAAAGAAGCTAAAAAATATGGAGATGTTGTGGTAGGTTTACTTACTGATTCTGCTATAGCTAGTTATAAAAGATTACCTGCTTTAAGTTACAAAGAAAGAAAAATAGTTGTAGAAAATATAGTCGGTGTTAGTGAAGTTATACCACAAGAAACATTGGATTATATACCTAACATAGAAGAACTGAAACCAAAATATGTGGTGCACGGAGATGATTGGAAAGAAGGAGTTCAAAAGCAAGTTAGGCAGGGAGTGATAGATAAGTTAAAAGAGTGGGGTGGAGAAGTTATTGATGTTCCATATACTAAAGGAGTATCATCTACTAAATTGCACAATCACTTAAAGGATATAGGAACAACGCCTGATATTAGAAGGAAGATGTTAAAGAGATTGTTGAATTCAAAACCGATTGTAAAGGTATTAGAAGCACACAATGGATTGACTGGTTTAATCGTAGAAAAAACAAAGGTGGGAAGTGATGAGTTTGATGCTATGTGGTTAAGTAGCCTAACTCATTCAGCCTCTAAAGGTAAACCAGACAATCAGTATGTAGATATAACCACAGTTAGTCAAACGTTAAGTGAGATATTTGATGTTACAACAAAGCCGATGATTGTTGATTTAGATAATGGTGGTATGATTGAACACTTTAAATTTACAATAAGAACCTTAGAAAGAATGGGTGTATCTGCTGTAATAATTGAAGATAAGATTGGTTCTAAAAGAAACTCTCTTTTTAAAGATACATCTAATCAGACACAAGATAATCCGAATGAGTTTGGAAACAAAATATCAGAGGGTAAAAAGTCTTTAGTAACAAAAGAGTTTATGATTATAGCTAGGATAGAAAGTTTTATATTAGATAAGGGTATTGATGACGCTATCTATAGAGCAAGCATTTATATCAGTAATGGTGCTGATGGTATTATGATTCATAGTAAGAGTGAAAGTACCAATGAAATATTATCTTTCTGTAAACGTTATGAAAAGTTTAAGAAAAAAGTTCCTTTGGTGGTTGTGCCATCTACTTATAATAGAGTGGTAGAAGAAGAATTAATTAATATTGGAGTAGATGTAGTTATTTATGCTAATCATTTATTAAGAAGTTCTTATCCAGCGATGATTAATACTGCTAAATCTATTTTAGAAAATAAAAGGTCTTATGAGGCTAATAAAAGTTGTTTACCAATAAAAGAAGTTTTGGAGTTAATACCAAATGATTATACTTAAAGCAGTTACAGATGATGGTTATAATTTCTTCACAGGAGTACCTGATAGTGGATTAAAACCATTCATAAAAGAGATACAGAAATCAGAATTTGAACACATACCCGCAACCAATGAAGGACAAGCGATTGGAATCGCAGTTGGTGCAGAGTTGGCTGGTATGAAGAGTTGTGTTTATTTACAAAACTCAGGACTTGGCAATTGTATAAACGCTTTGACAAGTTTATGTATACCACACAATATACTTCCATTGTTAGTGATAGGACACAGACATACTTTGCCACAACATGCGATAATGGGTAGGGTGGATAAACAAATGTTAGATTTGATTGGTTATTGGAATTATATAATAGTAGAGGGGGATAATAATGTCAAGTAGAAAAAAGGCTATAGAATTTATATTTGATAGACATCCTGATGCTATCTTTGTAACCAATACAGGTTATATATCTAGAGCAGTTTATGATATGTATCCAAAAAGTAAAAACATATTCTATATGCAAGGTAGTATGGGATTGGCTCCGTGTATCGGATTCGGTATGGCTTTGAATACAAACAAAGAGGTTGTAGTTTTGAGTGGAGATGCTGCTCTGTTAATGCACTTAGGAATAACTCACACCATAGCTGATAGAGAGTTGGGTAATCTTTTTGTATATGTTTTAGATAATGGATGCCACGAATCAGTTGGTGAGTTTTTTAGTTCTCAATTAGAAGATTCTTATTTAGGTATTGATGATATAATCCCAATTACCAAAGATGGTAAGAAGGGAAGAGTAGAATTAGATTGTGAAAAGAATACAAAACAAATAAAGGAGTTATTTAATAGTGAGAGGATTTAATGGTACATTATTAGTATGTTCAGAATCTACTAAAGATTTTATGGATGGATTTGATAAAGTTAGAGTTGTAAAAGGAGCTCCTGATGTTAGTATTTTAGATGAGCTTGGAACTTATGAAAAGGTTACAGCAATAGGTGGTGGTGCTGTAATAGATACAGCAAAAATACTAGCTAAGAATCCTATAATATCATATCCAACTACAGCAGCTGGTTCTACAGAAACTTCTTGGTCTGTTTATTGGGATGGTAAAAAGAAGTGTAGTGTAAAAAGACATAAACCAAGAGATGTTATTATAAACTCAGAGTTCTTAAATTTACCATATGGGATTGTAGCTGAGACTACGTTTGATGTTGTGAGTCATTGTTTGGATAGTATGAATTCAAAAAAGGCTACAAAAGAAAGCGTAGAATATTGTAATAGAGCTTTAAAGATATTAAGAAATAGTGGTAGAGGTAATGTCGATTTGATTAGGGCTGGTCGAGAAGCAGGAAAAGCTATAGAAATTGCTGGTACTAATTTATTACACTCACTTTCTTATCCATTAACAGGACACTATGGTGTATCGCATGGATTAGCTTTAGGTTATTTCTTACCAAAGATTTCAGATTTTATGATGCATGATGTGGATGGCATTATATCTCAATTCTCAAACTTCACAATTGATTTCGATATTGATTTAGAAATGGTAGTTGATGAAGCACTAAAATATGATAAGATTTATGAGTGTAATATATTTATTGATAAATCAATTTTAATGGAGGTTTTAAAATGAGTAGTTTGACAGAGATAGCTGCTAAGTATGATTGTGACAAATATGATTTAGGTTATTTACAACACTATGAAGATAAATTTGAACCTATAAGAAATGATGTTACTAAGATATTGGAGATAGGCTTAAATACAGGTGGCTCACATTTGATGTGGTTAGAATATTTTCCAAACGCTATGGTGTATGCTATCGACAGCAGAATACTTTATGAAGTGGTTGTTAAAAATAAACACACTGGTGGAAGAATAGAAATGGTTGATGGATGGAATGAAAGAGATGAAGATAGGTTAGTTGTATTTGAGGGTGACCAATCCAGTGATGAGGATTTAAATAAATTCTGTAGTTTATATGGTGGAGAATTTGATATTATTATCGATGATGGTGGGCATTCAATGAGACAACAACAAATATCTCTAAGAGCTTTATATAATCAATTAAAGTCAAATGGAATTTATGTAATAGAAGATTTGCATACTGGCAGTAACCAATGGCCAAATCTATACGACAGTTCAGTTATTGAAGAAGGAGACACTATAACAATAGATTTGATGAAGGACTTTGAAAACAATGATGGTTCGATATTAGAAACTAAACATATATCAAATGAACAGATGGTTGGAATTAGACAGAAAATAACCGATTGTAAAGTTTTAGTTGGAATGGATAGATATAAAAATTATAAATGGGCAACAACATTAGCTTTTATGGATTTCAAATGAGTAAGGTTGCAGTCATAGTAGAAACCAGAGAACACGATGCTTTCCCATTTGTTATTAATAATGTTATGTCGATTTTGCCAGATGATTGGAGTCTGCAGGTATTTCACGGTACATCTAACTATGATTATGTTTATGATTCTGTTGAAAATGATATGACGTTGCTTTGGAAAGAAGTTGAGTTTACAAATTTAGGAATAGATTCAATATCTGCTGATGACTCTAGCTTAGAGATTATGCTAACGGAAGATTTTTGGAATAAGGTGGTTGGTGAAACTGTATTGTACTTTGAATGTGATTCGATGCTATGTCCTAATTCAGAACATAAAGTTGAGGACTTTGAACACTTTGATTTCATAGGTGGTTATTGGGGAAATCAATTAGATATGTTAGACAATGATTACTCAAAGGTTATGAATGGTGGGTTGTCAATTAGAAAGAAGAGTTTTATGTTGGACATAATTAAAAACGAATTACAACCATATTTAGAGAGAGGTGGAAATCCTTGTGAGGATTACTTTGTGACAGACAGAATAAGAACTAAACCAAAGGTAAGAGATGTGTTGAACTTCTCAATAGACAATGGTTATATGTATCCATTGGATGACAAAGCACCATTTGGATTACACAAACCGTGGGGTGTTAATCCAGCAAAAGGTCACGGAAAGTATTATAATGAAATTAAAAAAGTATGTAAAGATGTAGAGAAATTGGAGATTTACAATGGCGTATAGAGCTGGAGAAACAATGAGATTAGAGGATGTTGATAAATTAGGAATCCATCCAAATGCTATCTTAGATATAGGTGCACATTCAGGTCAGTTTCATAGTTGGGCTAAAAGGGTTTGGGGTGATGCTGGCGTATTTATGATAGAAGCTAATCCATTACACGAAGGTGTTCTAAGAAACATAGCAAGTGCTAATGGTGATAATTATTTGATTGCTGCTATGGGTGATGAGGAAAGAGATGTTACTTTTTACACTCGAAGTGATAAACCACATACTGAGGGTAATTCTTATTACAAAGAGAATAACTATTGGGATATACCACAACTGGTACAGGAAAGTAAAGTAACCTTACAGAAGTTAGATAATCTATTTGAGGATGATGCTGTATTTGATATTATAAAAGTTGATACGCAAGGTTCTGAAATAGATATATTGAAGGGTGGTAAAGATTTGGTTAGTAGAGCACAAGCGGTTATATTGGAAGTTTCTTTTATACCATATAATGAAGGAGCACCAACAGACCAAGAAACTATTGACTATATGAATGAGATTGGTTTTGAGGAAAGAATGAGTGTCGGTGAACATTATGATGGAGACACAATAGTTCAGAAAGATTTAATATTTACAAATAAGGAGTTAGTTAGATGAAGAGAGAGTTTTTAGACTTAGGTAGACAACCTATAGCAAATAAGTTTTTAAAGGAAGAAGAAATTAATGATGAGTTCTTCTTTGATTTAAAAGTAGTTTTTGATGAAGAGACTAAATTAGTTTCTATGAAGGACTTTGTAAAGCCAGAGTTGATGTTCAATGAAGATTACAAATACAATACATCATTGTCTACACCAATGGTTAATCACTTCAGAGATACTGCACAAATGTTAGATGAAAGGTTTAAACCTAATAAAGTATTGGAGATAGGTTCTAATGACGGTCCTTTCATAAGTAATTTTGAAAAAGAAAATTCTATTTGTGTAGAACCTTGTGATAATTTTGCAAAGGTTACGGCTGATATGGGATACAAAACAAGCACAGAGTTTTGGACAACAGAACTTTCTCAGAAGATTAAAGATTCCAATGGTGAGATGGATTTAATTTACTCTGCTAATTGTATATGTCATATACAGGACTTAGACGATTGTTTTAGTGCAGTAGCTAACTTACTTAGTGATAAAGGAGTGTTTGTATTTGAAGACCCATCTTTGCTTAGGATGTTAGAAAGAGGTTCATATGACCAAATATATGACGAACACGCGCATGTATTTTCAGTCACAGCACTCGATAATATTTTAAGAAAGAATGGTTTGATTATATTTGATGTTGACAACTTATCAGTTCACGGTGGTTCTAATAGAATCTATGCTAAAAAACCAAATATTCCATCTAACAATACTATAAGTGAAAATGTTCACAGAAATCTAAAAGAGGAAGAATCTTTTGGAGTTGGTAATTTTGAAACATATGAAATATTTGCCAAAAGAGTTAAAGACTCAAAGGATGAGTTGCTTAGGTGTTTGAAAAACCTAAGACATAATGGTAAATCGATAATCAGTATTGGTGCTACATCAAAGTCTACTACTGTATTTAATTATTGTGGTATTGATAGTTCTTTGATTGATTGTATTACCGACACAACACCTGATAAACAGAACTTACTTGCGCCAGGTAGTCACATACCTGTAGTAGATAGAGAGTCAGTAAACTTAAATGATTACGACTATGCTTTCTTAGGCGCTTGGAACTTCAAAGATGTTATAGCAAATAAGGAAAGTGAATTTGTTGCTGGTGGTGGACAATTCATAACGCATGTACCAAAAATAATGACATTTTCATAAAGGAGATTGATATGTATTACAATGAGGATGATAGAGCTCAAAGGTTATTAGATGTTTTTGAAGTTTTAGACGGACAAATAAATGTTTCATACGTTAATAGTACAGAACACATTGTCGCTTGGCATAAACACGATATACAATCGGATTATTGGACTTGCATCAAAGGTTCTTTTAAGGTGGGAATGGCTACCGAAGAAGATGGTTGTGATTTTGTGTATCTATCAGACAAAGACCCGAGAGTCGTTGAAATGAAACCAGGAGTCTATCACGGATATAAAGCATTAGAACCAGGTTCTATACTACTATATTACCTAACAGAGAAGTATAATCCCAACGATGAGTTCAGAGTACCAGTTGGACATTTCGGAGAGGAATGGGGAAGGGCAAATAAATGAAAAACTACTTGGAAGAGTATATGGATTTTTATTCTGAAAAGAACAATTTAGATAGAGGTTCAGTTGGAAAGGTTTTTTACAAATCTATGGGTGCTTTTAAAGATGGTAAAGGTTGGAATGGTGAGGGTTTGTTAGAGCTTGGAGACACTATGGCAGAGATTATGCAGTGGAAATACATTTCAAAAGAAAAAGAAAGTAGTTTCTACAATGATGACAGAATAGATTTTAGAAAAATGTATATTTATATGCAAGATTTAGATTTAATGAGAATGTTGTCTTACGGTCCTTCACTAAATGAAGAACATTTGAAAGATATTACAAGAGATTTTGTTAATAATTTGCGTGATAAATATAATTATAGTCAAATGAATATCAGTTGGGTTGGTGGAAATCAAAATAATGAAGATTTAAAAGAAATATCAATAGTTGATTATGGTTGTGGTTTAGCTTATTGGACAATATCTATTTGTAAACAATTAACCGAAATGGGAATCCCAAACAAATTAACATTGGTAGATATTAACAGAGAATCTTTTGTTGAATTTCTAGATTATCTCTGTAAAAAAAGAAATATTAATTATGAGTTTATAGAAGTTACACATAGTAAATTAGTTCCCGAACTACCTAAATTTGATTACGCACATATTATGGCAGTTTTAGAACATACTTCAGAGCCTGAAGAAATTGTTGAAGAATTAGTTGAAAAGGCAAGACACAGTGCTCTTATATTTGGAACATTTTACGATGATCCTTTTGATGACTTTGAACATATATCATATGATTTAAGTGGTTGTAGAGAAATATTGGAGAACAACAAAAAATGGGATATTACAAACATTGGTTCTCATTGGAATGATGAGACAACTGTTTATCAGATTTCAAAACCTAATGAGGCGTGGAATTAGATGACAACGATAGATGATGTTAAAAGAATCAATTTAAAGTATATTGAAGATTACGATGGAAAATTGGCACCAATTGAATTTCATAAAGATGTTCCATTTGAAGTTAAAAGAATGTTCTATGTATTTGGTGTACATAATCAGAACGACAGAGGAAAGCATAGTCACTATAAAACTAAACAATTACTAATTTCTATAGCTGGTAAGATTATTGTTAGATGTGATGATGGTTTAGGGTTTGTATCAAGTCATATATTAGATAAACCGTGGAAGGCTTTATACATACCTGAAATGATTTGGGATGAACAAATTTATACTAGTAAGGATTCTGTGTTATTGGTATTGTCGAATACTTTATACGATCCTTCTGATTATATAGAGGACTTTAAAAAATTTGTGGAGATAAAAAATGGCTAGAACTATAAGTTATAATCCATATCCTTGGATGACTATAGAAAACTTTCATCCATCAGAGGCTATGGTAAGAGCAGCTGCTGAAAGCTTTGATGATGTAAAAGATTGGGTTAAATATGGTGGTGATGATGCTGGACAGATTCAGTATTGTTCTAAGTTAGGTCGTCAGAATGTACCAGCACCCGCCTTACTTTTATTAGACTATATAGCAACACATTGTAATCCCGATAATGAGATGGGATTCGATACTAAATGTTTTCCCGATATGTCTCACTATGGTGGTGGTATGATGATTACACCTAATAAAAATGGTGAAGGTGGTTATTTAGGAGCGCATGTAGATGCTAGTCATCACGGAATACATAACGATTGGAAAAGGGAGTTTAGTGCTATACTCTGTTTGTCAGAAGATTACGATTCTTCTTTTGATTTAAGAGTAAGTGATGGGAAAGAGCAAGGAACTATACCATATAAATTTAATCAGTTAAATGTGTTCAAATGTTCTGATAATTCTTGGCATGGTTTACCTGAGATTACAAAGGGTATGGATAGAAAAACGTTAGGAGTTATGTTTTGGTCTAAGGATGAAGAGGGTAAACAAATAAAAGCTAAATTCAATAATGATTTGGAGTGGGATAATGAGTAAAAAATATAAAGTACTTGATTTAGAAACATATAAAGCAGGCATTGGTACTTCTACAAGACCAATGTGGAAAGATTTAGAGTTACAACCAAAAGAACTTTGGGATAAAGTATATGATGAAAATTATCTTAACTGGTGGCATACTGATTCTAAAAGTGGAGAGGGAACTGTAAAAGAAGCTGATAGAAGAATCAGAGTAATAAATAATATTTTAGAAGATTATGAAATAGAGAACATTTTAGATATAGGTTGTGGTGATTTGTATTGGGCAAAAAAACTGAACTTAGATAAAATAAAAAGATATGCTGCAGTAGATATTTCAGAAAGATGCGTAGCAGAAAATCTTTATAAAGAAACAGATACTTTAGAAATTTACCAATGTGATATGACAAACCCAAATGAGAATTACAGATTTTACAGTCCAAGAACTCTGAAGTATCCAAAAAATGAATGGGATTTGGTTATGATGTTTGATGTATTGAACCATTGTATTCAAGAAGAGATTGATGAGATAATAAACTTTTTACTGAATGCTAATGTAAAATATGTTCTTACCAATAACTTCTCTTTAAAAAGAATGGAGTTTGAAAATAAAGAGTTTGAAAATACTCCCGAAGAGACTGGCGTATGGTGGCCTGGACATTGGGATGGTAAAACAAAAGAGGTTAGAAATATGCCTGTCAATTTAGAAATACACCCAAAGTGGAGATGGAAAACTATAAAGTCTGATGAAGAGTTTCATCTAACGACATCAGAAAGTGGAACGCAATTGCCACAAGGAAATGAGTGTTTAGATTTATATAAAATAAATGAATAGAATATTAGTTACGGGTGGGGATGGAGAATTTTGTAAAAACTTAGTCGAACAAGGAACAGATTGTCAATTTCTAACACCAACAAAAAAAGAAGCTGATGTAAAAGACTATTGGAATTTAGATAGTTATTTTTATACACATCAAAAAGAATTTGATTATGTAATACACGCAGCTGCTATTACACGACCTATGGTTATACACGAAGATAATCCACCACTAAGTATAAAGACAAATATAGTTGGTACTTCTAATGTGGTATTAATGTGTGAAAGGTATAATAAAAAAATAGTTTACATATCTACTGATTACGTTTATGAGGGAACAGATGGTAATTACAAAGAGAAAGATGCTTTAAAACCATTCACTAAATATGGTTGGTCTAAGTTAGGTGGAGAATGTGCAGTGCAAATGTATGACAACCATTTAATATTAAGAATGGCTATGAATAAGAAACCATTTCCACATCCAAAAGCATTGATAGATATGAAAAAGAGTTTGATGTGGATTGAAGATGCCGCTAAAACAACTTTAAAATTATTAGATGAAACTGGCATAGTAAATGTCGGTGGGAAGTCACAATCTGTTTATGACTTTGTGAAGGAAGAAAATCCTAAAATCAAACCAATCGTATTGGATGATATACCTGATGTTAATATGGCTACTGATTGTTCTATGGATACAACAAAGTTAAAGATGTTATTAAAAATGAAGAGGCTTATAGATGAATCTTAAAGCTTATGGAGGACACAAACGTGTATGTATAATTGGACATAAAGGTTATATTGGTTCTACTCTTTACAATGTATTAAAGAGTAGTGATGTACACACAACAATATTTGATGATTTAAATATAAACTCTTGTCGTGATGTTGAAGAAGCTTTTCTTCCCTCATTTGCAGGCGGCCGCCATAAAAAGTTTGATGTTATATTTTGGTTAGCATCAGCTGATTTATCTTCCATACCAAGCAATATGAAAGAAAAGGATATAGATGCTTTAATCAGAGAAAGAGGTGTAAATTGTGATTCTCTTTTATACTTATACAAAGCTCTTGAAGGACAAACACCAACAATTGTATTTACAAGCTCTACAAATGTTTATGGTGATATTCCACATCAAATTGTTTCTGAAGATACAATTGAAAATCCACAAACTTTATGGCAAGCACACAAAATCTTATCTGAAAATTATATAAACACTCTGTTTCCAAATTCTATTTGTTTAAGAATACCTAACATTTATGGTATTATGCCATATCGTAATAAAGAGGTGTATGGTGCAAACTCACACGATACAAGTATGCCTAAAGAACAACTTCTTAATACAAATACATACTTTAGACCTGTAGTAAATAAAATTATTCGTTTGGGTATTGAAGATGAAAAATTAACCTTATATAAAAATAAATTGTGTTTCAGAGATTATCTACATATTTATGATCTAATAAACGCTTTGGTATTAGCTGGTTTACAGAAATCAACTGAAAAAAGATACTACACGTTGGGTTGTGGAAGTCGTTCAACAATTGAGGATGTTTGGAACATTATCGCTGAGTATCTCGGTAGTATACCTATAGAATATAATGACAAAGCATTAAGCGATATGGAGACTCGTAGTTTTACTTCAGATTACACTCGGTTTAAAGATTTAACGGGGTGGAATCCTAAGTATACATTACGTTTTGGCATAAAGGAGAGTATAGAACAAATCAAAAAGGTTTTAAATGATTCAACTTTTTAATGTAAATAATCACATAGTAGATACATCTGAATTTTCTAATATGTTACACGATGATATAGTGATTCAGTATGAAAAAGAGATTGCAAATTATGTTGGTGCTAAATATGCTTGTGCTGTAAATAGTGCGACCAATGCTATATTTTTAACGATGGTGATGGAAAAATATATGAATCCACGAGTCATCAAAATACCGAGCATAATACCACCTGTAGTTGCTAACGCAATAATAACAAGCGGAAATAAAGTAGAGTTTACTGATAATGTTGAGTGGGTTGGTGATTCTTATGTACTACATAAATTCAGAACATATAAGGTGGTTGATTCTGCACAGAAATTAGAAAGAAATCAGTTTACAAAAGAATGTAATCCAAATGATTTGATGATGTTTAGTCACTATCCAACAAAACCTTTAGGTGGTGCTGATGGTGGAGTTATTGTTACAGATGATTATAAGAAGTATAAATGGTTTAAACAAGCAGTTTTAAATGGAACTACATTCTCTAATAATAATTGGGAAAGGGGTATATCTTTTCCTGGTTACAAATCTTATATGAGTTCTATACAAGCAAAAATAATTATGAATAACTTCGTAAACTTTGATAAAAAAATGAGAAGTTTGGGTAGTTTAGTTGATATGTATAATAAAGAATTAGGTTATGAAAACACTAGTAAACATCTTTATAGGATTGAGGTTGTGAATCAAGAAAAGTTCATTAATAATATGAAAAGAGCTGGAATAGTTTGTGGTATACATTACCCAGCATTACATCTTAATTCCATTTACAATAATGGTAAGAAATTCGATTTACCAAAATCTGAAAAGGTAGCTAAACATACTGTTTCAATACCAATGAATGAAACCTTATCTTTTAATGATATGGAATATCTTTTAGAAAAAATAAAGGAGAATATGTAGTGGCTGTATCTTTTTATGATGGCACATCGGACTTTTATCTCAATGATTCTGAGTTTAACGGTCCTCGTGATAAGGGTAAATTAGAGCCAGTTTATACTAAATTGTATGAGTTGGTTAAGAATGCCAAACCTAATAATATAGTGGAGTTAGGAGTTGGTTCAGGTGCTTGTACTGTCGCTATGGCTAGAGGTTTGGAAGAAGTAAATGCTGATGGTAGGATGATTGGTTTCGATACTTTTGATGCTTGGGGTGGAATCAGAACTGTTTATAAGAAGTTAAAATCACGGAACCTACATAATTTCATACATAGTATGAAAGAGGGTAATGTCTTTGATTTATGGGTAAATAATCCAACTGATTTTGATTTTTTGTGGATAGACATTGACAACACTTGGAGAAGTACATATGATGTTGTTTTTGGTAATGAAAAGATACTAAACCAAATAAAAGAAGGTAGTCCTGTTTACATAGAAGGTGGTGCTGATGCACATCCGAGAATGAATAAAAATACTCTCAATGATTTCCATAATAGTTTGGGTAAAGAAGTTTTTAAGTACACACTTCTATCAGGTTTGAGAGTTAGTATCTCAAAATTAGAATTAATATAAGGAATAGTATGAAAAAAATATTGGTATTAGCAACTGGTTGGCATTTCAGTTCTCATTTTTATGAGGAGATGGTTAAACAAAAAGTACCTGATGGTTGGGAAGTTGATTATTTTTGTATTGCACATAGAGCACCTGAAGATGAGAATACTATAGCTGAGAAACAAAACATCAGAGATTCGGAGCCTGAAAACTTCTTAGTTGAGATGGATAAACAAATGTATGAGTATCCAATAACTGAAGAAGATTTAACCAATTTAGGGTGGATTTATTTGTTGGAAGATAATACCTGTTGTGATGGTGAAATATTTAATCAATGGGCAGATAATGAAAACCATAACTACGAAGATTACGACATTATATGTTTAACGCACGATGACAATTACATACTATCAGATAATCTGTTTATGGATATGTTAGAGAATAATATTAAGGTACACAAACCAATAATTCATAGTAGATATGGTGTAGCTAACCATCAATTTAAAACTGAAGAGGTTGCTATAAATGATATAGATTGGATGTTCTTAGAAAATGGTTATAGTGAACACGTTCCAAAGGCTTTCACACCAAGATCTTCCTTTTGTTTCTTTAAAAAAGAATTAGTTGATTTACTACCTGATAATAGATTTGACATAACTGAAACAGTGACTGGTAATAAACTGATGAGTAGAGTTGGTGAGACAAAAAGTTTTGATGAACATATGGATTTAAATGATTGGAATAGTCCTGTTGGAACATTGAGAGAATGGTTATACAATGTAAAGCCGGATTTAGGAATGTTAAATCATTGTGGATGGTTCTCAGTATCAGCTCAAAGGGTTAGTCGTTATTGTATAGAAGGAGAAAGAGGACTTGTCAGTAAACATCAAAGTGATTGTGGTAAATATGTTCCATCACTTCTAAAACAATTAGAAGAAATAGGGATGGTGTGATATGAATATAACTACGCCAGTAATTCACGATAGACATTTAGTTAGAGAAGCCTTTGAACTTCTGAAGAGTCAAACAGAACCAGGTATATTTACACATCCAAAAGACTTAACAATATTGACTTGTAGAAATGAGGGTTCGTTAGAGGATAGAATTATAGATAGTTTGGTTGGTTATGATGAGACTTCGATATTAGAAGCTAATACAGAATATTTAGGTTTGGATTTAGTTGTACTGAAAGATGCTAGATTACCTTGGAGAAACACATTTAAATTTGAATTGATAAACAACTATCTTCAATCGGGCAAATGTACTACAGAATATTTTATGTTTTGTGATGCTGTCGATGTTATTTTTGTAGACCATCCAACTAAAGTTATTGATATATTTAAATCTTTTCAATGTCAAGCTTTATTTATGTCTACCTCATCGTTAGATGGATACAATTGTATGCCAGAGGTATTAGATTGGGTTCATAATACAAATGGGGGTATACCTCGTTATTTAAATAGTGGTGTCTATATTGGAAAAACATCTTTCATAAAAGAATTATTTGAAATGTCTATGGAATATGCTCTACCACACGGAGTCATTATGGATGAATACAGAGATTATTTAGCTAAAGAACCTAAAGATTATCCGCATGGTTCACAAGACCAAGATATTATTAGATATTTAGAACCAAAACTTTATCCACAATTAAGGGTGGATTATCAAAACAAAATGGCATTTAGGGGTTGATATGAAAATATTAATAACAGGAGGAACTGGAACTGTAGGTAAATCTCTCATAAAACAAAATGATAATGAGTATATCAGCATAAGTAGGAATGAAGAGAACATAACTAATTTAAAAAGAGAATATCCAAATGTTAAATGTTATGTTGGTAATATAGAAGATAAGTCTTTACTGCTCAGAGTATTTAAAGATGTAAAGCCAGATGCTGTAGTACACGCAGCTGCTATGAAACACATTGATTTGATGGAAGAGAATCCAATAGCTGGTTGTAATGTAAATGTTGTGGGAAGTCTGAATGTGGTAGAGGCTAGTATTATAAATGATGTTCCAATAACCATTGGTGTCAGTACAGACAAAGCTTGCTTATCAGAAAGTGTTTATGGTGCTTCAAAGTATCTGATGGAAAGAGTCTTTATGAATAGCAACAATGATAATGGTAGTAGATTTGCTTTGACTAGATTTGCTAATGTGGCTCATAGTAATGGTTCAGTATTACCATTTTGGTTGAAGTTAAAATCAGAACGTAAACCACTCAAACTTACAGATCCAAAGATGAACAGATTAATATTCTCAAAAGATGACGCTGCTAGTTTGATTAATAGAACCATTGACTTTACCCAAAAATATGGTGGTGGATTTGTAAAGTCGTATAAGATGAAATGTGTGAATATGCTAGATTTAGCTAAAGTAATATCTGATAATATAGAGATAGTCGGTACGAGACCTGGTGAAAAAAGAGATGAGGATTTAATATCTGAAAGAGAAATAGCTCGTACTTTTATTTATGATGACGACATACATATAAAAGCTGAAAAGAATACTGAAGTAAATAGGTTATTTGAACCATATAATTCAGCTAGTGCTGAGAAGATGAGTTGGGAAGAGATGTTAGAGTTGGTCAATAGATGTTAAAAGATTATAAAATAGCTTGGTTCACAGAAGGTGGATGGACAGGTAAAGTTGGATTAGATAATCCTAATATGAGAAATGATGTATCTACGATGTATACATTAGGAGCTGAACACTTTCCTATATTTCAAATATCACAAGTCTTACAACATTTTGGTGAGAATCACTTTGATTTTGGTATTGTAACTTTACCAAAAACAAAGACAGAAGAACTAATGAAGTTTGATATGGTTGGTGATTTAAAGAAGTTATGTAAGAAAACTATATCAATGCAAGAAGGTCCTCATTGGTTGTTTCAAGACTACACAATGGAACAACAGATTTGGTGGTTTAATGCCCTTACAGAATTTGATTTACTATTTGCTCATAATAAAAAAGATGTAAACTATTATAAAGGGGTTACAGATAAACCTGTACATAAAATGCCAACACTAATGTTAGCGGAGAGGCTTGGAGTAGTTCCTAAAATTGATTCTTTGGTAGATGAGTATGGAGATTTACCCAGCCCAAAAGCTTATGAACAACACAAAGTAATTATCGGCGGTAATATGGTAAGATGGTATGGTGGGTTTGATTCTTATGTGATTGCTAGAGAATTTGATATGCCAATTGTTGCTCCATCTATGGGTAGAAGAATAGAAAGAGAAGAAGAAATGGGTATAAATCATCTTCCTTATATGGGCTGGACAGAATGGATGAATAATTTGAGTTCAATGTACATCGGTGTTCATCTGATGCCAACACATGCGGCTGGTACATTTGCATTGAATTGTGCATACCACGGAATACCTTGTATTGGTTACAGAGGATTAGATACTCAACAGGAACTACATCCTTTATTATCGGTGGATGATGGGGATTTAAATGCTGCTATAAACTTAGCACAGAGATTAAAAGAACCAAATCATTATAATCAATATAGTATTAGTTGTAGAGAGAATTATAAAAACTCTCTTTATAACGAAGAGAACTTTGTACCTTACATAACAGAAATATTGGAGTCTTTAAATGGATAATAAATTACAAGAGCTATTAACAATCACAATGGAAGAATGTGGTGAGTTGATTCAAGCATGCAGTAAAGCAATTCGTTGTGATACATACTATGATAATGATAAGCTATTGGAGGAGGTTGGTGATGTCCAACAGATGATAGAGCTGATGCACGATTACGATTTAATTAGTTGGGAAGATGTTCAAGTCCGTATGAAGTTAAAAGAAGAAAAATTAAAGAAATGGAGTAAGTTATATGATTGATGATAGAATAATAAGTTTTATCCAACCTAGCAGAAATAATTTAAAGTATTTAAAATGGAGCTATAATAGTATCCGTAAGAACTTAGGATACAGACACGAGATATGTTGGGCTGATGATTTCTCTGATGATGGAACTTGGGAGTGGATGCAGGAGATTGCAGACAAAGATAAGAATGTAAAGATATATAGAAACGAAGGACCTGAAAGATTAGGACATACTATATTATATGATACATTAGTCAAAATAGCAACAAGTGATATTGTAATGATATATCATGCAGATATGTATGCTTGTCCTGGTATGGATGATGCAGTTCTACGACATTTAGAACGTGGGAAGGTGGTTAGTGCTACTAGAATAGAACCACCACTACATCCAGACGGGCCTGAGAAAATATTAGTAGATTTCGGAATAGAACCTGAAGAGTTTGAAGAACAAAAACTGATGGAATGGTTAGAGGGTGATATGAAAGTCTCAACAAATGTGGGTAGAACTACTGAAGGAATATTTGCTCCGTGGGCTATATACAAAGATGATTTTTTGGCAATCGGTGGGCACGATCCTTTGTACGCTCCACAATCAAAAGAGGACTCTGATATATTCAATAGGTTTGTATTAGCTGGATACGAAACAATACAGACTTGGCAGGGCTTTGTATACCATATGACTTGTAGAGGTAGTAGATTCAAAGATGGTGCTATGAGGAATCCTGCTGGTCAGGTCTTTATGAAAGGTAGAGAATCGTCAGAGTGGTTGGCTCAAAATCTAAGGAGTACTCGTAACTTCATTCGTAAATGGGGGCATATGGTAAATCACGACCAATTTCTTAAACCTATTGTACCACCCAAATATGACATAGGGTTTGTGGTAAAAAATTGTGATAGCAATATGTTGAAAGAATTAGAACCTTGGTGTTCTGATATGTATGGTGATTGGGTTGGACATAAAGGTTTTGGTGTGAATCAGTATATCGAAGAAGAACAACCAAATACAAAGTTTAAATTGAGTAATAAATTACACTCACATCATACAAAACCAACCAATGATATAGTAGTTAGTTTCGATGCTCAAAAGCTAACACCACAGAACTTTCAGGTCATTGTCAATATGTCTGAACTAATAACAGATAGTGGTGAGGTGGGTGAGATGGAATATGATATATTTAAATTTAAAATCAACTCTATAAAAACATATGAAAAGGAGTTAATAATATGCGAGTCTTAGTAACAGGTGGTGCCGGATTTGTTGGAACTAATCTAATAAAGAGATTATTAAAAGATGGTCACGAAGTAGTATCGGTAGACAATTATTCAACAGGTAAAAAAGAAAATGAACAAAAAGGTTGTGAATATCATCACAGAGATTTGTCAAATAGTGATTGGTGGGCATTATGGGATAATTGTGAGTGCCAGTTTAGCTGTGACTGTCAGATAGAACCTGTCGATATAATATATCATTTAGCTGCTCTACCAAGAATTGTACCATCATTTGAAAAGCCGGTTGATACATTTAAATCAGGTCCTATGGCAACTATTAATGTATTAGATTGGGCTAAACATTCAGAGACACCAGTCATATATGCTGGTTCATCATCAGTTACAGGCGATGTGTATGCTAATCCATATACCTTTACTAAGTGGCAGAATGAACATCTAATGGATTTGTATAATAAGCTATTTAGTGTTCCAACTGCTATTTGTAGGTTCTACAATGTGTATGGTGAACACCAGGCAAGCGAAGGTAGTTATTGTAATGTATTGGGTATATTCCAAAGACAGTTCAGTAATGGAGAACCACTAACCATTACAGGCGATGGAGAACAACGAAGGGATTTTACATATGTTGGCGATATTGTAGATGGTTTAGTTAAATGTGGTACATCTTTGTTGATTCCAAATGCATATCACGCTAAAATCAATGGTGAATCATTTGAATTGGGTAATGGTGATAATCGTTCTATCAACGAATTGGCTGAAGCATTCGGAGACTATCCTACAGAGTATATTGACGCTAGGCCAGGTGAAATGAGAGAGACTCTAAATACGGATACAAAAGCTCAAGAAAAGTTAGGTTGGAAACCAAATGGTGACATAATAAGATTTATTAAAGAAAATTATGTTTTAGATAAATGACATACTATATATTATTAGGTAATGATTCCGTAGAAGATATATGGGATGAAAACATTTTAGGAGAAGAATCTTTTGAAACGTTTTATACAGGTAATGGTTTTAAAGCTTTAAATAATATAGTTATAAGACAACCTGATTTATTAGAGACTGTAACTATTATAGATGAACAAAAAAGGACATACGAAGTGTCAGAATTTTTGGATTTAATTACAAAATGGAAAATAATGTCTTGACTTTTAGTGTAAAAGTTGAGTATATTTAGGAGAAGATAAGATGAATTTAGACTACAGGGATTGGGAAGAGCTTGAAGATGAAGCATTGGAAGAATCTCAACAGACTAAGAAAAAACCAAAAAAGAAAAAGAAAACTTGGAAGGAATTAAACACAAATGAACAGACTAAAAGGAATAAAAAGACTGGCAAACTATGGTCTAATCACCCTAATAGGATTTAACTTATTTATAGGTTGTGAAGATAGCAACCACATAGAGCCGATAGAATTTGTATTAGAATCTAATTTAACTGAAGATTCTAATGGCTTTTACCACTTAGAGATAGATACTTCGGTATGGCAAACTCTACATAGAATAAGTGGTGGTGTTTACAGAAATGGCGAATCTGTAGATGTAATAAAATTTGGATGGTACAGTTCTCATCATTGGATAATAGGAGATGAGTTCGGTTACGTTATAGCTAACAATGGATTAACCGATGATATGACATACGTTGGTTATGACACGACATATATTACTTGGTTTACTGGTTGGGAAGTTCCAATCGTAAATGGTGCATCTTATAGTAATTCGGATGGAGAAGTGAATACTATGATGGCGCCTATAAAAACTATGGTAGGAGATACTGCTGCTATTCAATACTCTTTCTACGATGACTGGAGAGGGGAAGAAACCAATGGGGTATTTTATGTAATATTTGATTAGTAGGAGATGAGCTATGAAGTTTGTGTTGGTAGATAAATTAGACAACATAACTGATAAGAGAGATTTTAGCAATATAGAAGAAGCTAATAGGTATTTTATCAGCAGGAAGCAAATAGAAGAGAATGAATTTAATAACTTGTGGAAAGTAATGTTACAGAGTGATTATGACACTCAAAGGCAGATTTCACAAAGGCAAGGAAGTACAATACAATATGAGTGGTGGAGAGAAGAGGATACATATTTGGATGGGGAGAAGTCGTAATGAATTGGAATAAATTTATAAGAGATGAAATGGTACACATTTATATTGGTATGTTTATATTAATTATTTTAATCGTGTTGAATAAATGAAAGAATTAACTAAAGAACAACAAAAAGAATTGGAAATGCTGGCTACTGAAATAGAAGCAGAAGCTATCCAAATGAAAATAGACTATGAGAACAATCCATCAGAAATGAGCGGAAGTATTGTAGTTGTACACGAAGAATCAGAATACTTAGATGAGGAAGAGTGACTAAAAAATATGTAGATACATCTAAACTATCTGTTAGAGAAATAGATAGAAAGATTGCTAAGAAATTAATAGTTGAGAATCATTATTCACATCAATGGACAAAATGTACTCACGCATTGGGTTTGTTTACCACAACGGGTAGAGAACACTCATTTTTTGATGAACCTGAAGAGAAGTTAATTGGTGCTATATGTTATGGAGATCCAATAGGTAGAAACTCTGGCGCTTCAATATCATTAGCAGTACCGAGAACAGCAGTATTTGAGTTGGTAAGATTATTTGTATTTGATGGTTATGGTGGCAATATAGAATCATATCTAATAGGTGAGAGTTTTAGGTGGTTGAAGAAGAATAGGCCGGATATAAAAGCTCTCATATCATATTCAGACCCAATGCAAGGTCATGTTGGAACTGTGTATCAGGCAACCAATTGGATATACCAAGGTAATAATATAAGGTGGTCTGATAGTTGGTTGTTTAGATTTGAAGAGGATGGTAAGTGGCAACACGGAAGAACTATATTTCCTTATTATGGCACAAATGATATAAAGAAGATGAAAGGCTTAGTTAAGAATGACTTTTGGGTAAAGAAAGAGGTGAAGAAACATAGATATGTTTATCTATTAGGAACTAAGGGAGACAGAAAGAAAGCTTTAAGAAAAATAAAACATCCGATTCTACCATATCCGAAAACAGGTGATATAATGGAATCAGAAATAGTAAAAATAAAAGTACACAAATTTGGGAGGATTGATGGCTAATCACGTATGGACAAGAACAGTAATAAATTCGGATAAAGAAGAGGTTCATTCTAAATTATTGGAGTGGTATGGTGAAATAAAACAACACCACGATGTAAAAGGAGTTGTTGAACCAATATTCGGAAAAGATTGGGATTATGATATAAACTTAATAGGTAGCAAATGGATTGTGATAGAAGATTGTACATTAGGTGATGCTCCAGATACAGAGATTAACTTCTGTTCAGCCTGGTCTCCGCCAATAGAGTTTATGGAAGAATTTACGGCAACTTTAGTAGCTATAGATGATACAGTTACGGTAGAGTTTACAGGCGATGAAGAATCAGATGACTTTTTGTTTGCTGGTTATGGTAGTAAGAATGGATTTCATTGTGAAGAAGATTCTGATGTTCCTGAAAGACCATTTGAAGAAGAATGTGAAGAGGATGGTACAGATTATGATGAATTGGTAGATGAGTTTTACGATGAGTGTTGGTCGATACAAAATAATATGTTAAGTATGTGTAAAAAGAAGGTAGAAGAAAATGATAAAGATAATTAGTATAACGCTAGCATTGTTACTTTTCAATAGTTGCGCTTGGTTGTCTGCACCTTACGAATCAGACAATGATAGGCAGACAGAAAAAAAGAAGAAACAAAAACGAAACAAAGGTGAAAAGCCTGATTTAGATAGGATGTAAATATGATACAAATAGAAATAATAGGTTGGGTGTGGTTAGGAATAATCGTAGGTATGCTAATAGGCATAGTTTTAAGTTCTTTAATGGGTGCTAGTAAGTTTGGTGATTTACAGGCAGACAATGTAAAGCTTAAATTTATAGCAGACTCACTCAAAGAGGAAATATTCAGATTAGAAAACCAAGTCAAGCCAAAACCAAGAAAGAAAAGAATTCAAGCTAAATCAATAAAAATTGGTGAATAAATAATATCTTTGATATTTATTTATAAGTTAAAAAACTGCAGAATATAACTTAAATGGAGATCGAATAGTGAATCAAAATGACCGGAAGGAATTTGAGATTGTTCATTTAAAGATAGATGAACTCAAAAATAATATAGAGAAAATGCAAGCAGATATGGAAAAGGCTCATCTTAAAACGGATGACAATCTAAGTTTCATTAAGGAAAATCTATTCAATCCCCAAGAAGGCCTATGGGCTGAGACAAAACAAAATAGTCAATTCAGAGAATCCGCTGGTAAGTGGAGAAGTATGATTGGCGCTGGTTTTATTGGGCTGTTCTTCAAGCAGCTATATGACGTTTTCGGATAAAATATCACCAATAAACTTAGAATCGTTTCTCAATATGACTGTCGTTACAGGTCATGGTGGGAAAGAAGTCGTTAATTTAGATGGAAAGCTAAAGACTGTCAGAGAATTAGTTGATTATTGGAATCCTCAAAGAATACAACAAACTATAGATAAACTATCAATGGGTAAAAATAAAGAGACAATGGAGAAAACTGGTTCATTTGATTTTTGCCGTAATCCACAATATTTAAATTGTATGGTGGCTGGCTTCAGACATAATGTAGCAAACCACCACGAAATTGGTTGGGATAAGATGACTAAAGAATATTATGATTCATTAGAACCAATGAGTGATGAAGAGATAGAGATATACCTAAGAGAGAATCCAGTAGAGTTTGATAAAGGACATATACATAGCTCGTATCACAGAGCTTGTGCTATGGTTGGTAGATTAATAAAAGGTCAAAAATATATAACATTTTATGTACGAGAATAAGGATTGGATTTGGATGATGCCCCACGGAGACATAACACGAGTAAAGTATTTAGATGAGGTGGATATGCCAAAGGATGAGTTTGCTATATGCCAGTCTAGCATATTAGCTCTGATGGGTATAAGAGATAATGAAGATTTAGATATAATAACAACCAATGAACCAACTAAACGAACTGAACCACACAATGAACATTCTTTATCTGCTTGGGGGCGTGGTAGTACAAATGGTCACGTTGAGTCGGTTCATCCATATGAATATGGTATAGATAATATAGAAGATAGTAGTTTCAAATTCAAAGGTTATAATTTCCTATATCCTAAGTACTATTTCAGATATAAGAAAGTGCCACCAATGGGTGACCAAAACGATTGGGAAAGGGATATATCAGATTGGAAAGGTATAGTACAATTCTTTGATATTAGTAGTCACTTAGACTATCCATTTAATCAGCTAACAGAAGAACAATTAGGAGTCGAATATCTTAAAAGATATACAGAAACTATTTGAGTGGGTAGGCGATAGAGAAGTCGTAGATTTAGGTAGGAATGGTGGATTCGCTCATAAGGGTATGTATAAGATAGAAAACAAATGGATAATGAAAGTTACTAATCTAAGAGAGTATACTATTACTCATCATTTACAAGGGCACGACAATATAGTATCTATGATGCCAATGTCTCAAAGGAGTGGTAAATACGCTTCGGTAGTTATGGAGTATTGTGATAAAGGTAATCTATCCAACTGTGATATTACAGAGATTGGTAAACAAAATATAATAGAGGATATAACTAAAGGCATAGGATATATGCTGAGTAAGGGATATATTCAGAATGACTTATGGAGAGAAAGAGGAGAACACCTTAGTAATTTCTTCGTAAGAAAGAACGGAACTGTGGTATTGGGTGACTTCGGTAATGTGAGTAAGGTTACTAATAAAAATCTAACAGAATTAATGAAACAACTTGATAATATTATTGAATATATTAATATATATTGTTGAGGGGTGTCAATGGCGGAGACACCGAAAACGCGTGTGAATACGTGTATCGCTTAATTTCTTTGACACCATTGGTAAAATCTACTAATCGTAGATTTCACCTATAATTGTACTTAATGGTAAATCATAAGGCTTTCCCAATTGAGGGAAATGCTCGGTCGGGAGATTAGTTATGAAAAGGGATATATTAAAAAGGTTTTTGGAATTGGTTCAATCAAAGAATAGGCTCGGTGAGTTAGAAGAATCACTACTCAGAGCAAAAACACTCATCAGCTTAGACATAAAGCTTGATAGTATAGAGGATGATTACTTTATGAACCGTGAACATAGAAGGGTAAAGAAATGAAAATGAGATGGCAAGATTTATATCTGCTTCCGAAGTGGTGGAGCATAGCGGTATGGTCAATAACAATAATCCTATACCTAACCCTAATCGGTTGTAAGGAGGATATGTATATAATGGGCTACGGATTGGTGCCGGGTGATAAGGAAGAAGCAACCCTAAACTTTCCCCTAATTGATAAGAACAATGTAACGCACAACTTTCTTAAAGAATATAACATCGGTATATACGATGAGGATGTAATGTATTGTGCTAGTCATCATACTTGGGAAAGCATACGTGGTGTATACGATATGGAATCCGATATGAAGGTATACGAGGTAAGGGATAAATAATAATATAATGGAGAAATATAATGAAAGAATATAAATGTCCAAATTGCACCTGCAGTGATGATGATTTGTGTGCTTGTTGTATAAATAAATAATATGGTAAATAAAAATGATATGAGATGGCCTAAGGTTTGTGAGGGTGAATGTGTACCGAAGGGATGGGGAGAAGAAATAATAATAGCTAATAACAAAGACTATTGTGGTAAGGTATTGGTATTCAAAGAAAGCGGTAAGTTCTCAATGCACTTCCATATGATAAAGGACGAGACGTGGTATGTAGAGAAGGGAAGGTTTGTGTATAGGTGGATAGATATATTAACAGCGGAGATAAAAGAAAACCTATTAAAGCCAGGCGACGTGGTAAGACAAAGGCCAGGCCAACCTCACCAATTGGAGTGTCTAAACGGTGGCGGTAGGATATTTGAGGTGAGTACAGAACATAAGGATTCAGACTCATATAGGGTAATGCCAGGTGACTCTCAATCTAAGAAGGACATCAACCCATTTAAGTAAAATAAATTTCAGCGTCATATACTTATATGTATGACAGACAACTTCAAAAAGCTAGATAAGATTCCAACAATCAAATCATTGGATACTAAGGTAAGAAGGCTTACCAATGTAATAAAGGATCCTGATGGTTATAATAGTGGAATAGCCTCATCGAAGAGGATTGAAAAAGTAGAGGAGAGAGTGGATGAATTAACCGCTATTTCCCACCCACCTGTTGATTTCTCCCATAAGTTAGATTCATTACACCATAAGATAGATAGGATGATTGAGATGCTTGAGCGTCTTACAGACGAGCAATCAAATTAATTGGTTAGAGATTCTCTCTAGCCTTTACTATCTATTACTATTCATCCTCATATGTAAACTATGGTGGGATGAGACTTAACCCACTTTAACCCTTTTTGACACACTTCACTACTTATTAGATATAAATCAGTATGTCAGGGAGCGCAGAGTATATCGCTCGTATGTCATACTGTCAGAGTATTTTTTATAGTAGCTTTGATATTATCGGTATGTCAAAGTGACAGAAATGGAGGGTTTTATGGCTAAAGTAAGCAAATCTAAGGTAGTATGGGCGATTAATGAGACTCAGAGTATGCGTCAAGCCTCTCAATTGTTAGGCTTAGCGTATAATACGTTTAAGAAGTACGCAAAGTTGTATGAGGTGTGGGCTCCGTTAGAGACAAACGCAGGTATACCACAGCGTAGTAGCGGAGGACTTAAACCAGCTGAGTTGGAAGATATATTCGCTGGAAAGAATCCATCGTATAGTTCTACTAAGTTATTACACCGCTGTTTTAGGGAAGGATACTTAGCAGAGGAGTGTAGTAACTGTGGATATGATGAGTACCGCCCCTCTGATATGACTAAACCGCTAATGTTGGATTACTTAGATGATGACCAGACCAATAAGGAGCTAGCCAATCTCAGGGTATTGTGTTATTGTTGTTATTATATACTCAAAATGGACAGATTAGAGGTAGAAGTACCAGCAAATGTCAAATCCTTTCAGAAAGCCATATACACCGCTTTTAATCAGAGTAACGAATCCAAGTAGTTTGTTATATCTTTCAGGGCCAACCCTGAATTTACACAATTCTGACGTAAAAGTCAAGCCATAATATAACTTTTTTTAATAGAAGCGCTGTCATGATGCCGTGCGCAGAGTCGCCAATCCAAAATAAATGAAAATAAGGCTTGACATTGTGGTTTATTCTGTGTATATTAAGGTGTTGAATGAGGGGATTAAACGATGGATTCAACGCTCTTTGAAAATTAGTTAAAAAAAGTTAAAATAAGGCTTGACTTTCTCATTTATTCTCTGTATATTAAGGGGTTGGATGAGGTGAGTTTTTTGAAAAGTTAAAGAATTAGGAACTAAGGTTAAGAGCCACTGCTAGTCGTCATTCGACTTCTGGAGTTCCGAAAGACATCGCACCGAAAGGGGCTGAAACGCTGGGTTTGGAAACCTAACTGAGTAAGGTGCGGACATAGAAGGCCTGTGATAGAGTTCTAATCAAACTCTTAGGTAAGAGGTTGTCTGAGGACAAAAGGGAGTGATTGCCTGAGTAGTCCGTTAGTAAGGCTGTGGGGTTCGAATCCCCACCTTTGTTTTCGGTTGTTGGTCCGATATAAAACCAACAAAGATTTTAGTTGAGCTGAGGAGCCAAAAACCGACCCGATTAAATACGAGCTTGATGATGGGTGTTAATAGACAGTTTAAAGCCTGATGGACAGACAACTAAGTATGGAGGCTGGAGACTAGCGATGTCAATAAGACTCTCTCCCCTCCGCCGGTTTTGTGACAGAATGACAGAGTAATATAATATCAGCGGTACGCTGAAAAATAAGTAGCTCATAACTATTTATTACCATATAACGGAGAACACTATATATGAAGCAAACTAAGAAAGCAACAGATTTCGACATAATAGAGATAATAGAGCAGGAGATGATAAGCATGTGGAATACAGGTGAGATTCCCTATCTGCTGAAGAAGGATCCGGAATTCGTACAGGTGATAATGGAAGGGCTGATGTTGGAACGCAGCTTTTGGAGTCAGAATATGGTGGTGGGAGAGGCTTGACAATATGACATACCCCCGGCATTAAGTCGTTAATCGCCAAACTATGACAAAGTGACAGGCGCTCCATATTGGTTCCTGAATCGGACCAGGTTTTGAGTTCCTATAGAAATTGATATATTATGTGTATCGTAAACGATAAAAAATAAACAGCTAGGAGTTATAATGAAAAGAATATTAGGAAGTATAATACATATACTTTTGGTATTAGGTACTTTACTATTATGTACATCTAAACTAAATGGGATGCAGAGTAATGTAGAGATGATTCCATATAGATTAGTTCCATCGATGGATATAGAGTGTCCTATACAGATAGAAATAATCCATCCTATATCTATATTGGGTGTTCCAATAATATATGAGGATGAGTTCATAGAGGTTATAAAAGAAAGGGTTATATTTGAAACCACCAATCCATTCGCTCAGAATGAGATATTCAGTATAGATGGTAAACAATACTATTTACTCAGAGTTCCCTACACAGGAGTTAGTTGGAAATAATTAAAGAAAAGGCTTGACTCGTATAGGTATTTCTTCGTATGATCTGGTATGAGAAAAGAGAGATTAACTAACTTTACAAAAGGAAAAAGAATGAAGAATTTAAAAGTAAACGCTTTCGGTGATGTAGTGGAAAGAGGATTGTATGACTATGGTAATCACAAAGCCCAACTAAGTTTTAACTTTGAAAAAAAGTACGAAGTAGTAATGCATCAAATAAACATTCAGAAGATGGGAGAGTTCAAATTAAAGATGAATGAATTACAGAATGAGATGGATGACTGGTTTAAACAAATGGATGCTGAATTAAAAAAAGGAAATAACTAATGAACTTAAACGAAACTATATTTCATAAGAATCACATAATCGGTGTCGAAGAGTTAGACCCACCATTCAGAGAGGTTCGCTTCCAACATCTAATGAAAGAGTTCTGTGAGGACTACAATCATTATGAGGCTGATGAATTTGCCGTAGTATGGTATGAGAAAGATGAAGATTTATATATCGAACAAATATACAATCACGATACAGGTGAGGTATATTGGGAAGATAGGAGTAAACAACTTCCAAACCCAAATTGGACAGACAACGATGAGATACTTTATTGTAGTCTTTTAATGTGGGGTAATTTAGAACAAACTATAGGAATGAATATATAATGGCCATATTAAAATCAGCGCCCTACAACAAACCAATGATTGACTTATCAGGTCCGAAAGGTAATGCTTTCTATCTGCTTAATTTAGCACAGAAGTATGGTAAACAATTCGGTTGGGGAGTTATGGAGATTAATGCTATGCTTGATAATCTAAAGAGCGGAGACTATAAACATTTGGTAGAAGCATTCGATGGGTACTTTGGTGAGGTTGTTGATTTAAATCTAGCGGGCATAGAACTATAATGTGGGAAGAGAAGGCTGAAAGAGAACTAAAATATCGTCAGCGATTTAAAAGGTTACAGAGTACTATGATGAGATGGGCTGATAAGAATAAACGAGCTCATCTATATGGGGATTATGAACTAACCGATAGATGGAAACAGGACCTAAAGGTTGTATTGGTGTATGAGCGACAGAAGCACCTAACGGCTGAGGCTATGAGGATATTGAATGACTTATATAATAAATATAGGTCTTGACTCGTATAACATATTATGAGTAAGTTCTTTGATTATGGAGATGTCGATTCCGAAGATTCCCAATGGTTTCATATTAAGGCTAGGGATATGGATATATTCCAACCTGATGGTAAGGTTATTACCTTTTGGCTATGGGGAGTATCGGAAACAGACATACGACATATACTCTCTAAAAAAAATATAAAGGATATAGAATGGATAAAGAAAAAGACACCACCCTTTGCGTAGGTTGTGAGACCACCCTATCCGATGAGCGTATACACTTAGGCTTTACCGATTGTGTGGAGTGTAGTAAGGTAGATAAGTATTCTTCTCATACCATATACCCACATAAGACAGGTGGCTTTATACAACCTGTGTCAGCTGAACAAGCGGACAATATGAAAAGGCTAGACCGCCGAAGTGTAGGCGGTGAGCGTAGAGCCAAAGGAATCGTAGCGGATAATAGTTGGGATAGGTGGTTGAAGGATTACCTATCTAAGAAAGACTCTCCCCCAAGTGAGCCTAAGACTAATCCATTACCTACACCATTACCAATTTTCATCCCTTACCAAAAAGCAATCGATGAGGCGTTAGCCAAGTTTGAAGATAGGGGTTACGAAGCAGCGGCGGAACTTACACAATCGATGTATACGAGCGACAAGATTTCGTTAGCACACAAAGCGAAGATTATGAACGAGCTTTCCTCACTAGCCCTACTCACGACCAAGCAACGAAGATGGATGAAAAAATTATGATGTTTAACAAATTGGGGCACTATTTATTTAAGAGAATGAGCAAAGACCAAATAGCGTTAAGGAAAACTAGACCACAAAATATGGTGGGTTTATACATCAATTCAAAAGACATTCAACAGTACATAAATGATTATTATAATTATGGTATAGATTATATGGGTGACGATAATATGTCATCAGAAGATTTTGTAGAATCACAAATAAACGAACCAGGCGAAGAACTTTATTGGGATGACGCTGATGGGGAGGAAAGTTAATGAGGGCAAAAATGTTAGATGAGGTAATGAAGAGTAGGAGTAACATACCAATGTTACTATTCGTTGCGGTAGTTTGTTTTTTAATAGGATTAACAATAGGAGTTATGTCAGTATGAACATAGGTTACGCTTGTATCAATATGCAATTATCATCACAGAAACCAAAGGTGTATACCGGCAGAAGTATGATTAAACGAACCTTTAAAGCTAGGGGCATTGAGTATGCATCTGAGCTAGGTTTACAGAATTGTAAAGACTTATTTGAAATAGTTAAATGGAATAATGAGAATGGGTTTCCTTTCTTTCGTATTACATCTAATTTATTTCCTTGGTCATCTGAATACAAACTTGAGGATATGCCAGACTATTTTGAGATAGGTAGTACACTAGCAAATGTGGGTAAGTATGTAGCTGACAATAATATGAGGATTACTTCTCATCCTGGTCCATTCAATGTTCTTACTTCACCACACCCACACGTTGTAGATAATTGTATCAATGACTTATCCACACACGGAGAAGTATTTGATATGATGGGATTGAGTAGAACACCTTACAACAAAATCAATATTCATATTGGTGGTGCTTATGGAGATAAGGAATCAGCTATGGCTAGATTCTGTACCAACTTTGTTAGATTGCCAGATTCGGTTAAGAGTAGACTCACTGTTGAGAATGATGATAAGGCTACTATGTATTCTGTTAGAGATTTATATGATGGAGTTTACAAAGTAATTGGTATTCCTATTGTATTTGATTACCACCACCATCAGTTCTGTACAGGTGATTTGACAGAACAAAAAGCATTGGAGTTGGCTATTAAAACGTGGGGTGATATTAAACCTGTTGTTCATTATTCAGAGAGCAGACGTGACGAAAAGAAAGATGATACTATCAGAGTACAGGCTCATTCAGATTATGTTTATGAGAAGATTGAGACATATGGTCACGACATTGATATTATGATTGAGGCTAAACATAAAGAGCTAGCAGTTCAGAGATATAGGGAACTACATATTGACTAATCTAAATATGACAGTATACCACATACCGAGATGTGCTGGTACAACCTTTCAATACTATCTATTAAGTCTGTATGGTGTAGGAGTAGAAGTAGAAAAATATGATACTTCAGATAGTAATCCACACCTACAGATAAACGAATTGGAATTTACAGGTGATTTGGTTAGAGACTACTCATCTATAAATTGGGATTCTAAAACATTTGGCTATAAGATATTATTGGATAATGAAAGCACTGTAAATGAAGATGTTGGAGAAAACATATACAGATACGGAGATGTAGACTTTGATTTGATGTATGGACATTTTGGTATAGATAAGTATCCATCAGAAAATCGTAATAAAGTAGTTTGGTTAAGAGAACCATTAGAAAGAGCATTATCACAAGCTAAGTATCTGGCATACGCTCAAAGATACTACGCTTCAGATTTAGATTGGCCGTTTGAGAATATGGATATAAATGATTACATAAACTCTGATGATGTTGTGAATACTATGACAAAATATGTTGGTAAAGATTTATCTGATTTTAAGTTTGTTGGTATAGTTGAACATATGGATAGAGATATTGCAAGGTTTCAAGATATGTTTGGATTAGAAAAAACTAAGCTACCTAAAACAAATCAGTATGATTCTATGGTTAGAGTAGCTCCAATACATTGTGATGAGTGCTCCAAAAGATTTGATTTCATATCAGCTGATATAGATAGACAAAGATTTTTTGAAAATAATAAAGAGGACTATGAACTATACAATACTTATATATAAACGGAGAATATTATGTACTTAGATGATAATAAATCTTACCTTTTATTTGGAAAGGATTTAAATTCAATTATAGCAATTTTACAATCGGTAAGCGATCGTAATCCTGATATAGATAAGTTAAATGAACTTATACAGAAGCTAAAAGATATGAGGTCTTATGAAGATATGTTAAATGATTTTATATTTGGTGACCAAAAAACTTATCCGAGAGATAAAAAAGAAATTGGTAAAAAGGATAATATGACATTAGAAGAAATGATGAAAGATTTGGAATTGAGATTTATGGATGAGAGGGATAAAGATAATGGAAAGAATTGACCATATAGCTATAGTAGTTACAAACATATCACAGGCGGTTAGATGGTATACCAATAAATTTGATTGTAAAGTAAACTACGAAGATAAGAGTTGGGCAGAATTACAATTTGATAATATTAAGTTAGCTTTGGTATTACCACAAGACCATCCACCACACATAGCATTTGAATCAGATGATTTAACTAACCCAACCAAACACAGAGATGGTTCTGAATCTGTTTACGATCACGATTCGTTTGGTAATATAATAGAGTATATAAAGTATGAGTAGTAAAGAACAAATAGAATATATCTACATCGGCATAGCTATTGGTTTTATGATTGGATTTGCCGTAGGTTTTTATTTAGAAAGCTATTTAGCGGTAGAGAATTTAGTTATGGAAATGTCTTGACATATATAGTATTTATTTAGTATATTCATATATGACAAAAGGGGTAAAAATGAAAAAGACAATAATTTTTGATTTAGATGGAACACTAGCAGACATCGAAGCTAGGAGGCAGTTGGCTATGATTCCAGGTAAAAGAGTCAATGAGAATGGATTCAATGTTCCTAAATTGGATTGGGATATATTCTTTGATGCTGAAAGCATTAAGTTAGATAAACCAAATGCTCCTGTTATTAAGATGGCTCAGATGTTTAAAGCTGATGGTTTTAAGATTGTCATCTTTAGTGGTAGGAATGATAGGTCTTTCTTTACTACTAAAAAATGGTTATTAGATAATGATGTACCATTTGATTTATTGGTGTTAAGGCCTGATAAGTTTCAAGCTGATTCTTGGCCGATTGCTGATGGTAATCCAGCTACTAAAGAAATGAGGTTTATGCCTGATGAAATCCTAAAGAAGAAGATGTTAGATACTTTTGTAGACATTGACGATGTATTCTTAGTTGTCGATGACAGACAGAAAGTTGTGGATATGTGGAGAGCTTTAGGACTTAATACATTTCAGGTAGCACCAGGAAATTTCTAAAAAAAGTCTTGACTTGTATTGCAATTATATATTATATTTACATATAACAAAAAAGGAAAAAATAAATGACTTACACTTTTGAAAAAACATTTGGAAAATTTGACTCTTCCACTAACTTTGAAGGAAACAAACTCATTGTAGAGTATGTTTACTCTTCTGTTAGTGATTGTATCAAAGTAGTTGAGATGAGTAGGGTTGATTCTGAGGGTACTCACTTCCATAGGCTTAATTGGATGAGTAAAGAAGGTCAAGCTTCTTTGATGGAAGATTTAGAAAATGATATGACAGATAGAATGTGTGGTACTGGTAATTATAGTAATAGTATAGAGAATGATTTAGAGATTGCCAATATGGAAGCGGATTGGTTGATACAAAAAGCAGAAATACATTATGGTATATAGGTTAAATAGTATTAAAGCTGAGTTGGATGGAGACACCATACAATATGATAATGGAGAGAGTATATGGTTAGTTACTTATCTATCTCAATATGATTGGGATAATCCAGCTCCACATAGTACTGAAGATGCGTTTAAGATTGGTAAGGTGGTTAAAGAATATAATATCACTTGGCAAGAAATAGAAGAAGAAGCGAGGATGTATGTATAAAGAAATATTAGAAAAGTTAGAGGCTATAGGTGTTGCTATAGATGATGGTTATAATACTGCAGTGGATACAGAAGAGAACAGCGATTCAATGTACTATACTAATCACGCTAGTGATTTACTTAACGAACTGATGGTTAGTGTTGAGAAGCAAATTCAAAGTGAGAGAGAAGAAATACCTGGCTTTGAGGGAACTATGGGAGCATTGGAAAACTTATGAATCTATTAGACAAACTAATTGAAACATTTGATGGCGAAATTATGGTAGACAATCAATGGCGTGTAAATGGTTCTAATGGTGTTCACTATACAGTAGAATGGGATCCTTATCACAGACATTATAGTTGTGGTTGTAAAGGTTATAAGTTTAGAAGAAAATGTAGACACATTACAGAATTGAGCGAATCATTTAGGAAAAGAATACAAAACTAAAAACTGCGAGTATCGTATAATGGTTATTACCTTAGCCTTCCAAGCTAATGATGTTGGTTCGATTCCAACTACTCGCTCAAAAATTTATAAAAACTAAGGAGTAAAAATGGTTGAAATACAAAAAAATAGCCGTGAGGTTATTCGTATATCTGAATCTGAATACGAAGGTCATAAGTTTGTAGACCTACGAATTTGGTATACTGATGGTGGAGATTATAAACCTACAAAAAAAGGTATATCATTCCATCCATCTAAAACTAAAGAAATAGTTGAAGGGATATTAAAGATAGCTGAATCAGGTGATTGGGATAATTTTTAGTGAGTAAATTGTGGTGGGCTGTAGGAGCTCAAGCACTTGGTTCTATAATTGCTTTCTATCAGTTACAAGGACACTACGCATTTCCTCAATATAAAAAGTTTTTTGGTAGCATGTGGTTTGTGTACTTAACGAGTATACCAATAGCACCACTATTCTTTTATGCTACTAAATGGTCTTATGAACACTTTGGTGCATTTTGGAATTTTAGATTGGCTGGATTTGGTATTGGTACAATTGTATTTGGTATGATGGCTTGGTATATATTTGGAGAAGTACCAACCTTAAAAACTATTATCAGTTTGCTGTTGGCTATGGCAATAATATTAATACAGGTTTCTAATTTATAGAAGTAATACTAAAAACTTAATTTTTATATATTTATTTACATAACAATAACGCGTTAATTGAGGACTGTATTATGAAAACAATACTAACAACAATACTTTCTTTGTTTATCTTCTTTGGTGCTGTTCCAAATTTGAATGCTTCAGATATGAAGATGGATAATATGGAAGAAATCAAAAAGAAGAAAAAGAAGAAAAAGAAACTTGGTGGAAAAAAGGGTAAGAAATCTAAGAAAGGTTTTTTCTCTAAGATTTTCGGAAGTAAGTAATAAGGTGATTAAGTTACAAGAAATATTAGAAGGTACTTGTGGCTATGGCGTTGATGGTCAGCTAGGTGATGAGCCAGCTGGCCCGCACCTTTTGAAGAAGAAAAAATTTGATTTAGACGAAACTTGTCAAAAAGGATATATGACACATCCTACTCGTAAGACAAAGATTATGTTTGGTAAGAGATATAGGAATTGTGTAAAGAAAGAAGGAGTCGATACTACAGTTACATTAGAACAAGCTGGTATGATAGCTGACAACATATGTGAGAATTGTGGTGACTTTGCAAATGAAAATTTAAGAAAGTGGTTTAAAGACCGATGGGTTAATATTGGTAAAAAGAAAAAGGGCGGTGGTCACCCACCGTGTGGATCAAGTGGAAAAAAAAGAGGGTATGCTAAGTGTGTTCCAGCATCAAAGGCTGCTGGGATGTCAAAAAAACAAAAAGCGTCAGCGACACGTAGGAAGAGGTCGGCTCAAAATAAAGCAGGTAGAGGTGGTACATCATCATTAAGCGGTGGTGGTAAGAAACCAATAAGAGTATCAACCAAACCAAAGAAGTAGGAGAGTATAATGAAGTTAGAAGAGATGGTAGGAAAAATGATGACAGAGGCTCAGTTCGATGAAGCAGCTGGTAAGAAAGATGCTTGCTATCGTAAGGTGAAAGCTAGATATGATGTCTGGCCGTCAGCTTATGCAAGTGGTGCTCTCGTAAAATGTCGTAAGGTTGGCGCTGCTAATTGGGGAAACTCTAAAAAAGAATCCGTAAATGAAGTGGACACACCCATGTTTAAAATAACATATCAAGATTCTGCTGGTAGAAAGAAAACTGATATTATGAGGGCAAAAAATAATAATTTAGCAAAAAGAGATTTTAATGCTTCAAATAAAGGTCGAGGTTTTAAAATTTTAAGTGTAGTAAAAGAAGGTACAACAAAAATGTTCGCATCAGCAAAGGTTGATGCCGCAGTTAAGTTAGCTAAGAGAATGGGTGGTAATATGACTAATGCTGTAAAGAAGATTGAGAAAATGGCAAAAGGATTATCTAAGAATGGTAGAGTACAATATGCTCTTCAACAGGCCAATGAAGGTTTAGGTGATAAGTTCTCTAAAAAATTATCTAAGTTTAATAAGAAGAATCAGAAGAGCAGAGATGCTATGAAGAAGTATGCTAAACTAAAGAAGAAAGAATCTGTAGATGAAGCTAGAGGAACTTGTTGGGTAGGCTATCAACAAAAAGGTATGAAAGATAAAGGTGGTAAGATGGTGCCTAACTGTGTTAGGGAAATCACAGAAATATATTATGAGGTAGATGGTAAAGGTTACGGATATACATTTGAGCATATAAATGATGGTAAGTTAAACGAAGCAGAATACCAAGGTAGGAAAGTTAAGTTAGGTAAACCGACACAGGGAGATGCAAAGAAATTTAAAGTATATGTTAAGAATCCTAAAGGTAATGTAGTTAAGGTAAACTTCGGACAAGGTGGTAAAGCTAAAGGTGGAACTATGAAGATTCGTAAATCTAATCCTAAAGCTAGAGCTAACTTTAGAGCTAGACATAATTGTGATAATCCAGGGCCAAGACATAAGGCTCGTTACTGGAGCTGCAGAAAATGGTAAAGTTAAAAGAATTATTAAACGAATCAACTTATGTGAAAGGCAAGAGGGATGTTATAGTAAAAGGTTCATTTCGTCAAGTACACAAAAGTTTGACTATGAATGTAACAGAAGCACCAATGTCTGATAAATTATCTTCAATAAAAAGTGTCTTTAAGAAAGCTATGAAAAAAGCTCATGATGATTATGTTAAGGCAGTTGCTAAAGCATCAAAACCTTTTGACAATGAAATAACAGGCGTATAGTTGTGAATTTAAAAGATATAATAGAAGATCTACAATTAGGTAAAGTCTATACGGATAAAGACAGGCCACCTTTCAAAGTAGAATCCAAAGAAGAACCTATATCTGAAAATAAAATGGAAATCAAGAAGATATATCAACTTCTTATCAAATATGGAAATAGCGCAAAAGATGTTGCTCAGATGCTCAAAAAGAATTACAAGTATGTGGCTAAGACATATGCTAACTCATCAGCAAGAGATAAGGCTATGGCTCTTTCAGGACTTCATTCTTTAGGTGAGAGTAAAATGATTAAATTAAAAAGTTTATTAACTGAAATAGTATTTCACGATGACTTTATGAAAGAAATAAAGAGAGCTGAAAAGGAAACTGGTAAAAAATTTAAAATACCATCAAGTACAAAAAAACTTTGTATGATGGCTAAGAAAGATGGGTTTCATAAATTAGATTATCTTGGTAAAAAATCAGGTAAAGCAAGAGAACCAAATAAGTTAATGTACCAAGCGTATGCATTTGTGCAGGGTTGGGGTCATTCTAAGTATAAAAATAATTGGGATTGGAGAAGTGACAAAAGCCAACCAGTTTTACAGAACATTCAAAACTCAAGTATTTATACAAGCTTATTTGATTATGATTATTTAAGAGGACACGTCACTACAGATTTACAAGCATCTCAAATAGTTGCAAATATTATGCCTGGTTCAAAAGATGAAGAGCCAGCTTACTATTTGGTAAAAGATTACTTAAACTCTTTTGGTAGTCAAAGGGGCGGTGACAGAGAAAGTATGTTAGTCAATAAAGTTGAATGGTGGTTAAAGAAGAACAAGGTACAAACAAGATGATTAAGTTAAAAAAAATACTAACAGAAAAGTCTGAGAAAATTCAGGTGCGTGGTGTTGGTATTTATGATTTAAACTCACTAACAAATAAAGTTATTAAGATGGCTAAAGACTTAGAAAAGAATGCAAAGAAAGGTGATTGGCACAAATCATCTCGTAATAGTATAAGAGCTTTTGCTGAAATGTGGGATGCTCTATCAGAATATGACAGATGATTAAATTAAAAAATTTACTCTTAGAAGATGTATCTCAATCCCAATTGAACCAAGTAGAAAAATACTTAGATAAGTTATGGGCTAAAGTTGGTATTGATGTAGAGTTTACTCGACACTTTATGGATAGAGTAAATGACGCAAGAAATGGTAAACCAATATCACCAGCAGAACTAATTAAGATTTACAGAGAAATTTATAAGAAGTATGGTAAACCAATATCACAATTAAAAAGTGGTGTTGAGATATTATTAAAAGATATGGAAACTGATATTAATGTACCAGTTGTATTACGATGGGATGGTAAAGAATTTGATATGATTGCCAAAACTGTAATGAGGAAGAAGAATTTTAAATCAAGCACAAAGAAGTATTCAGTATGATTAAATTAAAAGATTTATTAGAACTAAATGAGATGACTTATAATAAAGGTCCGAATGAAAAACATCAGAGTAGGATTAATTATCCTGTAACTTTGTTTAATGAAATCACAATGGAGAAAGTTCCTTTTCCTGAAAATAACAGTAAGGAAACTTTAGCGGAATTAAAATATTTATCAAAAGTAAAATTAGATAAAAAATTTGTAAAAGTACACGATGATGTAGAAAAAGTGTTTAGTAAAAAACATAAAGAATTAGGATTAGAGTTTAATAAAGAAGAAGCTAAAGATTTACTTAAACAATCTGCTAAGTATATTATGGAACTAAAATATCAATATCAGAGACCAAGACCATATCAGATAGCTGAGTTTTATGGTATTGATTTAAATGGTGCTGAGTTAAGTAGTATGAAAACACCATCCTATCCAAGTGGACATGCGGTACAAGGTTATTTAATGGGTAAGATTTATTCTGAAAGACATCCTAAGTATACAAGACACTTTACTGATTTAGGTGAAGATGTTGCTGAATCAAGAATAGTTGGTAAAGCACACTATCCATCTGATAAAGAGTTTGGTAGAAAATTAGCAGAAAAACTATTTGATAATTTAACATAGAGGTTGTATGAAAATATTACATCTTAATCTGTATCGTAAGTACTTCGATGCAATTCTTAAAGGTGAAAAGACAATAGAGTATAGAGACATCACACCATATTGGTCTAAAAGATTAGAGGGTAGATATTATGATGTGATTAAATTTAAAAACGGCTATCGTAAAGATGCGCCAGAAATGGTTGTTGAATATAAAGGTATGGACACAGTAAATTATAAAAATGAACTTACTTATGCGATTGGGCTCGGCAAAATATTGAAAACTAAAAATGTCGCCTGAAGATAAAAAGAGTTTAGAAAGATTAAAAACTCTTAAAATAAAAGATGGTTTGCCTGAAGATTTAGAGATAGCAATACAAACATTTTTAGAACAAGCTTATATAATTGGTGAATATGATTTGCCACATATGCCTCCAGAATATATGGAAAATCTATTAAAAACTCTTGCTAAATATCCCGAGCACAATATGATGACATTATCTTTAATTGAAATATTAAAAAGAGAAGATTTATTGTAATAGTAATTAGTATATATTATATTTATTACCAGAAAGGAATAATTTCCTAACTCAAAAATAAAGGAGAATCCTTATGTCTGATAAGAAGATAAGAACTGTTACACAAGTTAAATCAAATCAACCATGCGAAAATAAAAGACAAGCCCTCTCTCAAATCAAAAGAATTGATTGGACTGCTTTAGAGTTTAGAACACCAAATCAAAAAACATTCTATCGAACTATTGGTAGAAACGATGTCACATTTTCAGTAGGACCTGCTGGGTGTGGTAAAACATTTTTAGCTACACATTATGCACTAAAGAATTTAGCTAAAGGTAAATATGATAAAATGATAATCACAAAACCATTAGTTGAGGTGGATGGTGAGAAGATGGGATATTTGCCAGGAGATATAGATGAAAAGACTGCTCCGTATATGATGTCTATATATTACAATATGGAACAGATAATTGGAAAGGAAAGATTAGAAGTATTAAAAAGAGCCGGAGTCGTACAAGTTATACCTTTAGCTTATATGAGAGGACTAACTCTAACGGATAGTGTAGTTGTATTAGATGAGGCACAGAATGCCACACCATCACAGATAAAAACTTTCGTAACACGCATAGGACAAGGAAGTAAGTATATCATAAATGGTGATTTGATGCAATCTGATTTAAGAAAAGCAAATGGATTAGATGATGCTATAAAAAGATTCACTGGAATTAGAAGAGTGGGATTTAGTCAATTTGATTTATCAGATGTGGTTAGACATCCTATCGTAGCTGAACTATTAGAACGCTATCAAGATGAATATGAGTTAGGTACATTGTCAGCTGAAGAAACTTTATCTATGTGGATAGAAAAGCAAGAGTATGATGAACCAATTACAACTAACAGATATTTTTATAAAATACGCAATTAACTATATATATTAGTATGAAAGTTACATATGCTAAAAGACTGCCACCTGGTGATAGGTGGCAGATTGGAAACGAAGTATTCGATACATTAACTGAATGTCTTAATCAGATATTCTTACGAGAAAGCGCAACTTACTTTGAAGTGGATGCGGGTGTTGGTGAGATATACATTGATGATGGTCAGGAGGCGCCTAAAGCACCACCTAAGATGTGGGATTTATATGGTGAAAAAAGTGAGTAATATGAAATCGGATGCTGTTTACAATCAATGGGATAATATGGTATATGTTAGATCTAATGGAGATACTATTCACATAATCTGCAATAAAGAAGAACAGATGGATGCGGTAAATGAAAGGTTCTATGAAAGTGGTAATGAATTAATTGGCTACGAAGAATGGGATGAGGGAGAGGATAAGAAATGGATTATGACTTGGAAAATCCCAAAGGAATACGACAAACTATTGGAGTATAATTAATATTAGTTGATATTTATTGCTGTATTAGTATATTAGTAGGAGATTATTATGAAAAATCCTTTAGCAACATTTTATAGTTGGCAAGTAAGTAGTGGAGCATTAGATGGTTGGACATCATATCATCTGGCCGCTGGTTTGTTTATTGCTAAAATAGCTCAATGGTTAGGTAGTTCTGATTTTTGGGCAGTAATGTGGGTAGTTATTATCGGTGTAGCTTGGGAAATATTTGAATATTTCGTAGAGGGTACTGAAGAAACTTACGGAACTAAACAGAAGTGGGCTTGGAATACAGGTACAGATTTATTTGTTGAGATAGCCGCTGCTTGGTGGATGGTATTATAGGAGAATACAATGTTAAAGAAAATTATAATAGGTTTGTTATTAACCTCATCTTTGTTTGGAGAAACCGAACTTTGGAAATTTTTTAAATATTCAACTGCTTATGCTAGCTTTAGTTTGAATGCTCCAAGATACCAGGATGATAAGTTTGCTATTGTAGGTGGATTATCTACTGGTGATTTAGAGGTAGAAAGAACTGAAGGTGAGTTAAAACCTGATTTTCAAAAATCATTTGGTTTGAGAAAAGTTGCTAGGTTTAAGTATGAACCAAAGCGTGGAGTAAAGTCAGCTGGTAAGGGTGGAACTTGGTATGATGGTTCAGAACATAATCCTAGTGAAAGCGCCACATTTGGTCCTGTGTCAGCTTGGGAATATCTAATCAAATGGTCAGAGGGTAGACAATGGGGTAATGAATATCTTAATCAAGAGTATTGGGTACGATATACTGGCGATTGGTTGATGGCTAAAGTTGGTTGGACAGAATTAGGATTGGAAGATATTAATTATGGTCAAGGTGATTTAAGATTAAAGTGGTCACCGGAAATATCAAATAGTCAAATTCATATAAGCGTTGGATTGAAACACAGACAACATCCTGTGTATGGATTTGATGCTATGATATTAGACACTACTTGGTACAGAGGACAATGGTGGGCATTTGCAGAAGATGCTTTTAATGTCGATGATAATGAATGGCGCGATCCCGCACACTTTGATGAAGATGGAAATTGGATAGAAACTGAACTATTAGAATATAGAGATGGTGAATGGGTTCCTGTTGAAGGACCAGGTCCGTTTTGGAATGGTGATGCTGGAGCTAGAGGATATGATTGGTTGTGGAGAGATGAGAATGGTAAAATCTTTGCATACACAGATAGAGAGTATTTTCTATATCATTTTCCAGGTATGTTAGAAGAATACATCGATGCTAAGAAACGTAATATTGGATTTCAAAGAGAAACATCTTTGGTGTTTGGATTAGATTGGTATTACTATGCTGAAAATTGGTGGGTACACGGTTGGGGTAATTACTTACCTTTCCATTATGGTCACGATAAATATTCTTATCATAATGCTAATGCTTACAAAGATCATTTAGACGCTAATAAAGATCCAGAAGATTTTATGTATATGGCGCCAATGTGGATGGGTTGGAATGATTATGATTTTGGTGGAATATTCGGAGTAAAGATTAAAGATAATCTTGGCGTATTTGCTGAAGGTAAATATTTATTCTATTGGGAAAGGCCAGCTTATGATATTAAGTTAGGTGTTAATTATCAATTTGTAGGATGGTAAGATGGAGATGGTAATGAAAAAATTATTTTTAATATTAGTTTTATTGCTCACATTTAGTTGTGAAGATTCTCGAATAGAAGAAGAGCCACAAGAAAATATTCAAATGTGGGTTAATGGTGACATAATACCTGTGTATGATTACTATGAAAGCATAACTACATATGGAATAAAAACTATTACAGATGGTGGTAATATTAAAAAAGTATTCGTAATCCATTTCCAAAAAGGTTTAGGCCGTATAAGTCCTGAGAAAGAACATTATGCATTAATCTTTTATGATATTGATGCGGATGATGATAATGACTTAATAGATTTAGGTGTTTATATAAATCCAGATTCAACTTCTTCAAAGGGTATTACATTAGAAATTACAGGTTTATCTGATTATACTACAAATGCACAAGGTGTTATAAATGTAAATAATAAAAATATAATTAGTGGTGTAGCTGAAGGCACTTTTTGGAATCCATATAGAGAAGAATTTCAAAATGGATTAATTGTATTTGATAATTTAGAAATTGGAACAGATCCAGAAAATACATTTTACTCGGAGTATTATTAATGAATGGTGATATTAAAATAGGAAAGTTACTTTGTGAAGAAGATATAATCACAAAGAGACAATTGAACCAAGCCTTACAATTACAGGTAAAGGGAGACAAACGTACTCTCGGTGAGATACTTGTGGACAAAGGTTTCTGTAGCTTAGATGACATAACTGATATTTTAATGAAAACATCAGATGACCATAACCATATAGAAAAACAAGAAGAAATTTCGGAAAAGATAGAACCAACGAAAAAAGAACCAATCGAAATAAGTGAAGATAAAGTATTGGATACTAAATTCACACTATCAGTACAAACAATGATAGGTGCTGGAACAGGTTTAGCGTCATTAATTGGAATGTGGTATACACTACAAGGTGAAATTGAAGAAGCTAAACAATTACCATCTTTAGAAAGTTTGTATAAGCAAGAGTATCCATCAAGACCAGAAGGGTATAACTGGCCTCGTTCTTTTGAACAATACAAAGATAATGTTGGTACTCTTCAAGATGATATGGATGAAGCCTTTGGAATAGTTGAAGAATTGGAGGAGACAATAAAAGAATTACAGAAAGACATTAAAGACCTTGAAAGAAGAAAGAGGGATAAATAGGAGTTTGTTTATGAGATATTTAATTAGTTTGATATTTTTTTTGTCTGCATTAACCGCTCAAGTTACAGACAAAAATTTTAAAGAGAAGATAGGGAAAGGATTTTCGGTAGTAGTATTCACTTCCAACTATCAAGAAAAAGAATTGGATGAATCGGTTCTAAAAGGAGTTGGTGGATTTGATGATGCCAAAATAATTACAGTCAATTCTTCAGATGTTAAAAAGGTTATTAAAAAATTAAGAATTAGAAATTATCCATCTATTGCTTTATTCCACAATGGAAGTAAAGAAGAAGTTTGGAAAGCCGATATGGATGGTGATTGTGGGTGTTCATCATCTGATATTAAAAAGGCTATAGAAGATGTCAATTCAGAAGATGTATTTTAGGAATGCATGAATATAGCAACTTTAGCTGGTCACTTAGCATTTGGTCTGATTGCCTTTTCTTTTCTTGTCAAGGACATTTTATGGTTACGGATAATATCTACACTAGCTAGTGTATTCTCTGTATTTTATAATTATGTAATACCAATAGAACCAATGTGGATTCCAATTTTTTGGAATATTGTATTTGCATTAGTCAATATATATCATATAGCAATTATAATTTATGAAAAGCGTCCTGTTGATATGTCGCCTAAACATAAAGAGCTATACGAAACAATGTTCAGAACTATGACACCAGTAGAGTTTTTAAAAATAACTAAGATAGCTGATTGGACACATTTTAAAAAAGATGAAGTAATAACACAAAAAGGACATTCAGTACCTACTTTGAATTTAATATATAATGGAACAGTTGATGTTATGGTAGATAGTAAATCTGTAGCAGAATTAAAAGATGGACAATTTATAGGAGAGATGTCTTTTTTAACAGAGAAACCAGCAACTGCTACTTGTAAAGTAAAACACGATACAGAGTGTTTAGTTTGGGAACAGAAAACATTTAAGGAACTATTAAAAAGAAATCCATCATTATACTTTACGATTCAGTCTATTCTAAGTGCACAAGTATCTAGTGCTCTAGTTCACAGTAATAAATAAATTTAATTTTTTACACACTTTTAAACAATATATATTATATTTATTATGGACAACTAACCAACTAGGAAAATATTGTGGAATCTAAAGCAATAGAAAACCTTATCGGTGAGTATGGTTGGTTACTTCTATCGGGGATTTTAATCCTTTTATTTCAAAATACTATACAAGAAGCCGTAGACGGAATTATGATATTTTTGGGAAATGACTATAATGAAGATGATGTAGTTATGGTGGATGGTGCGCCCGGCCGTATCGTAAGAGTCGGTATGTGGAAAACTGTATTCTTTATATACCACGTAGTAAATGGTAAAATAGTAGGTGGCTCTAAGTTAGTAGTACAAAATTCTAAATTAAAAGATTTAAAAATAGAAAAACCATTACCTAATTTAGATCTGTCTAAATTTGATACAAAGTAACATTTTGATACTAACATAATGATACACATTTGATATATTCTGTATAATAGAAAATCCTCACTTTTTGTGGGGTTTTTTGTGCGCTCCCTATCTTAAACAATATTAACATTTAAAAATAATTTAATTTATTTTTTAAAAAATGGCTACTTTGGTACGCTTTTTGTAGTATATAGGTGTAGATACAATCATTCGGAGAGTATTAAACAAATAAGAAGAAGGAGAACTGAGATGTTCGAGACAATCAAAAGATTTTTCAAAAAACTAAATAAGAAAATAAAGAGCAACACAGGTAATTCATTAGCTGAATTCGCTGTTACTACTGCTATGATGGCTACTTTAGCTACAACAGCCGCACCTAAGTTCGGTAATGTCGGAGCTGCTGCTAAAGAGAAGAAGTCTATAGCTAACATTGATAAGATTTTAACAGTAGCTAACAACTACTACAACCAACAAGTATCTGAAGAAGGTAAGGGAAGATTTCCTGGACAATCAAAGTATGACCAACCAGTAGGTGGGATTGACTTATCAGATGGAGCATATACTGATGAAACTCTTGAAGCATATATTGAAACTATACTTGAACAAAAGGATTCTTATGAATCTGAATTGGGTGAGTTTGTTTATGTATTTTCAACATCAACTGATGATGACGATGCTTTACAAGGAGATTGGATGAACTTAGAAACATCAGTTGATTTTAATTCACAAGGAGCACTTGACTTTAAGAAAGACTTTGGTAATAAGGGTATTGAATCACCATTTCAGGATGGTTCATATGCTTACTTAGTAATACCAGGAAGTGGTAGTGGAACAGACGCTCAGGCACCTGCTCTTGTTGTAATCGACACAGAGAATCCAGGAAACTTATTTAAAACTTTAGTACCTTAATTTAATAACAAAAAAAACCGGAAGGAAAAGAAAATGAAGAACATACTCAAAAAAACAAATAAAGGTTTCACTCTGATTGAACTTGTAATGGTTACAATCATATTGGGAATCCTAGCGGCTGTAGCAATACCTCGCTATCAACAGACTGTAGATAATGCGGAAGCAACTGCAGAAAAGGCATTTGTCGATATGGTATGGGCTGGATGTGAACAAGAAGCTTCTGAAAGACTAACTGAGTTTGGACTTGAGGCGTGGCCTTATAATCCACTAACAGTTATTGGTAGAAGTCGTAACATATCAGTTACATTGTTTGAAGGTGTACCCGATGAAGATAATGAATGGCAGTTTAGTGTGGATGCGGCTGGAACACCAGCAATATTCCATCACAGACGAAACGATGAAATCTATTACTATAAGTACGATTCATTGTCATTTGAGTTAGACGAACTACCTACGCTTTATACAAACGAAGGATAATTAATGGGGGATTTGAATAATATTTCCCCTATTTATTATAATAAAAGGGTATTATGAAATTTAAACTCACAGACGATATTTTAGAACTTGTATTATTTGGATTAATAATGGTTACTTTGGGGTTCGTTTTTTTTAGAAGTGACGAACCCTCTAAAGTACAAAAAGAACCTACTATTGATGACTTTTATGAGTTTCCACTGCAAGCGTGGCAAACCACAGATTTGCAAGGCGGTGATTGTATAAAGATTAGGTATATGGTTACTAAACCAAATACTCGTTTGATTATGAAAAGCGCTGATGGAGTAAGAGTACATATGCAACCAATATCTTTGAGCCCGAGAAAAGGTGAAGATAGAATAGAAACTTATGTGTGGAAACTATATCGTACAGAATGGACAGACAAAATATCTCCTGGCGAATATCTTATTATAGTAGGAACAGACCACGATAGGAGACCATCCAAAACAAACTTATCAGTAAAGGTAAATGTATTATGAAAAAAGTCTTGACTTTTGTATTAATGATGATAGTGATAAGGGCGCAGGATGTCACTCGAGTATCTGAAATAAAATCATCTACATTCCTCGGTAAAGAATGTGATGATACTGAATACAGAAATTCCAATGGTTCACCCAATTGGAAAAATTATGGTGCTTGGTTAAGTGAATGTGACTCAATGCAGACAGTGCATTATGATGCTGTGTTTGCTTTAAGAGATAAAGAAAGACGAAAAGAAAAAGCAATACAAGATAGCCTTGAACAAATAGAAATAGCAAGTATGGATATAGACGCTGAATTAGATATGGATGCTATGTGGGATAATACGATATGGCAAGAGATAGAAGAAGTCGGTGAAACTATATATGGTGAAGTAGAACAAGTAACTTCAGTTGCTGGTGTTCGTGGTGCAGAAGCAGAAGATGAAGCATTGAATCATCTATATTATAGAAGAAGTATGCGTGGTATTGCTATGATAGACTTACAGAAAGCATATGGTAAGTTAATGAATACAAAGGATAGGTTAGAGAAATCAAATCCCAAACATCCAAAACTAAAGAAAATCAACGATTTACTTTCACAATTAAGAATTAAAATAAAAAACACTTAAACTAATCAAATTCTAACAATATTTTCCTTAATATTTTTTATTTTCCAACTATATATTGTACGAGTTAGTACAATAAAGTTCTAGCGTTACAAGGAGATAAAAGTGAGATTACTGTGTTTAGTGTTAATGGGCGTGTTGGCCGCCCAAGACTTACCAAATGGTGAGAGCCGTCAGCCCCAACCAATAATAGATTTTCAACTTAGTCAATACGATTTACCATATACTTCGAATAGTTCTGGTAATATAGTGGTAGAATTCGTAATAGATGAAAAGGGAAAAGTTATAGAACCTGAAATAACAGATACATTTAATGTTTCATTTAATGATATTGTTTTAGATAAAGTAAGGCGAATGAAGTTTACACCACCAATGCAAAATGGAATACCAATTAAAGTTAAATATAAATTACCAATTAAATTTAAATAAATTAAAAAAAAATTGTATTTGAGAATATATACATATATATATTAATGTATCAAATACGATACAAATGTTTTTTGACAATTTGAAAATTTGAAAAGTGCAGAGAGTAATTAACTCTGTATGGGATTGGTCGAATAATGAGTAGATGATGAAGCTCATAAGACAATCTAATGTGAGTTGTGGTGACTTGGAACTCTGCTAAATGTAGTAGAGGTGTAACGGTCCTCATAGACATATGACACATAATGTACTTTCAGAAACTAAACGTTGATTCGTTGACCTTTTTATGGGTAAGGGTAAAACCGAAATCCCATCTTGTGGCTGAATAATTTAGTCTCAGAGAGATAAGGCAATATCACAGACATTGTAGTCGCTCTAACGTAGAATTAACCATCTATTAGGAGAACCAGTATAACTTCTGGGTGATAGGTAAAGGGTAATAAAAATCTGAGCTGAAAGTTGTAGGTATTCAATAATCCTACATCCCCCTAATTTTCAATATTATATAAAAAGGGTTCGACCGATTTTTAGTTTCCACTTTCTTAAAACTTTAAAAACTACAGAACCCTTTTTTATTTAAAGAAATCCCTTGACTCGTATTGCAATTCTTTTGTATATTTAAGTATAACAAAAGGAGTTAATATGATGTATTCGGAGTGCTGTGGGGCGATAGTCTATGATGACTATGACTTATGTAGTGAATGTCTTGAACATTGTGATGTTTGGGAAGATGATGATGACGAGGATGAGCAGATGGAGAAGTTACTTGAAATGAATCCAGAATTCGATCCAAAAAATAAATAAAGAAAAGTCTTGACTCGTATTGCAATTATTTTGTATCTTCTTGTATGATGAAAGAGACTTTAAGAACCATTTTGTTACTATTCGTTTTAATAACAGACAATGCTGGTGCTACTAATCTTAAAAAAAATAAAAAAAACTTAAAAAAAGGCTTGACTCATATTGCATTTTGTTTGTATGATCAGGTATGAGAAAAAGGGAAAATATGAAGAAGATAAAAAACTTTAATCCAATGGCTCTCAGAGAGAAATACTCTGTGGGTTCTTCTAATAAAAAAAATAACTACTCTTCTTTTTGGTTGGATAATGATTGGGATAATAACTCTTCAATCTTTGATGACGAAACAGATAAAAAGAAAGGTGTTGATTTAGTTGCTTTGGCTTCTTATAGAAGAGCCATTAGTAACTTTGTTTCTATTGTGACTGGTGAATCAGACATCAAAGTGACTTTCAAATCTAGTGGAGATAGTTATACTGATGGTAAGGCTGTCACTATCTCATCTAAATTAGATGACAAATTATTTGATTCTACTGTTGGTTTGGCTCTTCACGAAGGTAGTCACATTAAACTATCAGACTTTGATTTTCTAAAACAACTCTCCAATAACATTCCACAGGAATATATTAAGAGGGCTGAGGTTTTTGGTTGGGATGCTTATGATGTAAAAGAAAAACTTAAAAACTTATTGAACTATGTAGAAGATAGAAGAATTGATTATTTTGTCTTTTCAAATTCACCTGGTTATAAAGGTTATTATCATTCAATGTATGATAAGTATTTTCATTCAAAGATTATTGATAAGGCTCTTCAAACTGATGAATATACAGATAAAGATTGGGATTCATACATTTTCAGAATTATCAATCTCACTAATAAGAATTCTAACTTAGATGCTTTACCAGGTCTCAGAGAAATCAAAAATCTTATCTTCAGAAATGTAAAAAGTTTAGAATCTACTTCAGATGCTTTTGGTGTCGCACTTAAAGTATTTCACATTCTATTAGATAATTTAGATGTACCGGCTTCTAATCAATCAGAAAATGGTGATGGTGAAGAGTCTGAAGATGGTGAAAATGTTGAAGGTGGTGAGGGTTCTGGTGGTGCTGGTGGTGATGAAGGTTCTGAAACAATCTCAGATGAAGAGTTTAATGAGTCTTTAGAAAATGGTGTTGGTTCAGGTGATGGAGATGATTCTAAATCTAAGGTTGAACTTTCAGATGCTCAGAAAAAACAACTTCAAAATGCCATCAAAAAGCAAGATAAGTTTATGAATGGAGATATTCAGAAAAAGCAATTGACTAAAAAAGATAAAGCTTCGATGGATTCAGTTGAGTCTGCCGGAATGAGTTATGTTGATGTTGCTGGTGCTACTAATCGTTGGACTGGTAAAAAAGTTCCTACTAAAGTTTTGATGGTAAAGAAATTTACTAAAGCTCTGGCTGAGTCTGATACAATTGGTATGATTGAAAATCCTAATTACAAATGGTCTAGAGAAGAGTACAAAGAAGCTATCGCTAAAGGTTTAGTGATGGGTACTATTTTAGGTAAGAAGCTTCAGGTTCGTGGAGAGTCTCGTGAGACTAAGTGGTCACGTTTGGATAGTGGTCGTATTGATAAGAGATTGGTTGCTGAGCTTGGGTTTGGTAATGAGAGAGTTTTCAAAACTACTTTTACTGAGTCTTACTCAGATGCTTTTCTTCACATTTCTATTGATGCTAGTGGTTCGATGGGTGGAGATAAGTGGACAAATACTCAGACTTCTGTTGCCGCCATCGCTAAGGCTTGTTCAATGATTAACAATGTTGATTTGGTTATTTCTTACAGAAGTACTCAAAGTGTCGGTAATGGTTACAGAAATAGAAATGAATCAAATCCATTGATGATGATTGCTTATGATTCCAGAGTTGATAAGATTTCAAAGATTAAGAATCTGTTTCCTCTACTTCGCCCATCAGGCACTACTCCTGAAGGATTGTGTTTTGAGGCTGTAATGAAAGAAATTGAAGTTGGTTCTAATGATAAAGATTCTTACTTCCTTAATTTTTCAGATGGAATGCCAATGTTTAGTAATAATGACATTGATTATTACCATGACACCGCTATCGACCACACTTCTAAAATGATTAAAGAGATTCGTAGTCGTGGTGTTAAGGTTCTAAGTTACTTCATCGGAGATGGTTATGACAGAGAAAATTCTACTTCAACTTTCAAAAAAATGTATGGTAATGGTGCTGCTTTTGTCGATGTGACTTCGGTATTGGCTGTGGCTAAGACAATGAACAAATTGTTTTTGGAGAAAAACTAATGGAAAGTAAAATCAAAAACCTAATAAGAGAGCATGTAAAAAATATGCGAAGAAGTTATTGGTGGTTAGGCGAAAACGAAGATGTGGTTAAAAAAATAATGAAAATAATTAAAGAAAAGGCTTGACTCGTATTGCATTTTATGTGTATTATTAGGTGTAATGAGAGAGACAAAAATTAACAATTCAAATCAAATAAAAGGAAAAAAAGATATGAATAAATCTGTAATCGTAAAAGTAGAGATGTCGGGCAATCGTTATAATGCCTTCGACAAAGATGGTGTGAAATACACATCAGCTATGGGAACAGGCACTCGTAAGAGAGCTTACCAACAGGGTATGGCTTTGGAACGTAGGGTTGATAAAAATGGTAGGAATTTTTGGTGGAAAGTTCCAATGTCAGAATTTGAGGCTACTTGTGCTCCTGTCATTGATGTTTCATCAGTTGATATTCCTACAGAACATGCTGAGGTTCTTAACTTCATTCACTCTTCTTATGGTTTAAAACCGCAAGGTTTGGTTATGAAAGAGCTGAAGTGGAAGTATCTGATTCGTTCAGCTGTTCGTGGTAAGAATATTTTGATGACAGGTCCTGCCGGATGTGGAAAAACTATGGCGGCTAAGTCATTGGTTAATTCACTTGATAGGCCTGATTACTACTTCAATTTAGGTGCGACACAAGATCCTCGTGCCACTCTGATTGGTAATACTCACTTTGATAAAAAGAAGGGTACTTACTTTTCTGAGGCTTTGTTTGTAAAAGCTATTCAAACTCCTAACGCTGTTATTTTGTTAGATGAGTTGAGTCGGGCTCATCCTGATGCTTGGAATATTTTGATGACTGTCTTAGATAGTGGTCAGAGATATTTGAGACTTGATGAGGGTGAAGGTCAAGAAACTATCAATGTGGCTGAAGGTGTGACTTTCGTTGCCACCGCTAATGTGGGTAATGAATACACTTCTACCAGAGTTATGGATAAGGCTTTGATGGATAGATTCATTATCGTAGAAATGGATGTTTTGACTTCTGATGAAGAACATGGCTTACTGAATTATATGTTTCCGCATGTTGATTCAGACTTACTAAAGTCTGTTGCTGAGATTGCTTCTTCAACTCGTAATGAGTCAAAGTCTGAAGCTGGTAGATTGTCGGGTGGTATTTCAACCAGAACTTCGGTTGAGATTGCTGGACTTCTCTTTGATGGTTTCGGATTAGATGAGGCGGCTGAAGTGACTGTCTATCCTCAGTTTTCTGATGATGGTGGGCTTGAGTCTGAAAGAACTTATGTGAAGCAGCTTGTTCAAAAGTATGTTTCTGATGGTTCTTCTGATGACTTGTTCAATGAAGATGAAGTTGAGAACGCTAACTAAGTTTCTCTCTGTGAATGTCTGCTCCTACTAAGAGGGGCGGACATCAAACGGGTGGCTGGTTTTAATTCCTTTCTCCGGCCACCCAATTTTTTTATCTGAAAGGTTTGAAGATTTTTAAATAAAAACAAACAGGAGTAAATATGGAACAAAGTAAAATAGGTGATTTTGAAAACTTTATAATTATGGCAACTAAAACATCAGGACTATCCACAAGTTATAGTACATTTTTAGATTATAAAACAGTAAGAACATTTTTAAAGAAAATAGCGTCTACGCCAGATAATGATACTTTTTTATATGAGAAAACTATTTATAGTAAGAAGATTACAACCGCAGATGCTAATAACATATTAACTAAATTAGATAGAAATGTTTATGATTCAAGAATGAGATTATTAGCTACGCAACTAAATATTAGATTACGATAGGAGAAAGCTAATGGCTAAAAAACCAGCATCATTTGAGTACAATGGTACTTTAGATAGAGTTTTAGATGGAGACACAATCGATTGTTATATTGATTTAGGTTTTGATTTGAAGATTAAAAAAAGAATCAGATACATGGGTATTGATACTTGGGAATCAAGAACAAGAGATTTAGACGAGAAGAAGAAAGGTTTAGCTGCTAAAGCTAGAAACAAAGAATTATTAGAAGCTGGTGTGTTTAAGATTGTATCTCACGGAACTGGTAAATTTGGTAGGGTTCTCGGAGAGATTTTTGTATCACCTGATTCTGTAGGTCACGAAATTGCAGAAAATGTTGATAGGTCTGTAGATGGACTAGTTAGTATAAATGACATACTGATTAATGAAGGGCATGCTTATGAATATGATGGTGGAAAGAAAAAAGCATTTGTAGCTGAGATAGCTAAAGAGAAAGCAGCTAAGAAAGAAGATTTAGTTGATAAACCAGCTGAAGAAAATCAAGAAGAATAAAATAACTCAGGAGGTTATATGAGTAAAAAGAAAGATAGTGGTCAGTGGAATCACTATAAAAAGTGGACTACCAGTGAGGGTTACACATTTATGGCATTGAATGAATCAGATGCTATGGAGTATTTGAGTGTAATGCCAAAACATATGGGAGATGCTAAAAAGTTACAGGAGGTTAAAGATGAAAAGTCAAATGGCAAGTAGGCAGGCAGAATCTTTGACTATGGATTTAGCAAAGATAAAAACCGCTATATCAGAATTAACAAATGTTGTTAATGAGATTAAAACTCAATTAGGTGTTGTAAACAAAAACACAAATCAATTAGAGTTAAATCTACCCAATGTAACAACAACCTTAGATTACCACGAAGAAGAACAATGAAAAAAGAACGTACAAGATACAAAGTTCTAAATACAGTAACTACTGTAAATGGAACTTTGTATGCTAAAGAGGCTGTTTTCGTTGAGAATGTAGAAGCGAATGGTGATTGGAGAGTTAAAGATACTATGGGCAGAATTTGGTTTGTTAAGAAAGAGAATTTAAAATAATATTTAGTTCTTCATATATTTATTGTTATATTGGAGAATTTTTATGGAAAACAAAAAAGCCTTAGAAGCTTGTAATTGTAATTGCAAAGAAAAAAAAGTTGAAAAGAAACCAGACTTACCAACAGGTCCTGATTTATATTTGGGCGGAGATGGTTTGCCTGATTGGATGCAATTTACCATTACTGCTGGTATGTTTGCTATATTGTACTGGGTATTATATTTACTATTTCATCCTACCTTAGAATTGGATGAAACTCATAGAGATTTGTTGAACATTATATTAGGTACATTTATTGCTACTTTTGGTAAGACAATAGACTTTTGGTTTAGACACTCTAAGAAGAAGGAGAAATAATAATGTTAGTTGAATTTGATGATATTATAGAAGTAGTATTACACCACGAAGGTGGATATGTAAACGATCCTGACGATCCGGGCGGAGAGACTAATTTTGGCATAGCTAAACGTAGTCATCCCGATGTGGATATTGCCAACTTAACAAAAGATGGTGCTAAAGAAATTTATAAAGAACATTATTGGGATAAGAACAAAGTAGAATCCCTTTCAGAAGAATTAAGACATATATATTTTGATATGTGTGTAAACCAAGGTAGAGGCAGAGCCGTTAAGATTCTACAACGTGCTGCAAATGCAAAAGGAGCTGGACTTAAAGTAGATGGTGGAATGGGCCCGATGACTATAGCCGCTATGGATGGAGTAGAGTTAGATAGAGTTAGAGCTTACAGAATTAAATACTATGCTGATTTAGTTACTCGTAAACCAGACTTAGAAAAGTTCTACTTTGGTTGGTTTAGAAGAGGTTTAGAGGTATAAAAAAAGTTTAAAATAAATTACGTTTTTATTAATTTTCTTTATATATATATTATAGAAGTTACTAATGTCGCTCAAAAGAGGACATTGGTGTTTGACTAAATAGTAAACAAAATAGGAGAAACCTAATGACTAAAGTAATAGTACGCAATCCATTTCCTGTAATCGACAGGGATTCTTTTTTAACACCATTTGATAAAATGTTCGACCAAATTGTCGAATCATCTTTTCCCGATGTAACAAAATCGGTTGGAGTTAAACCATTTCAAGGAACAGCATATCCAAAAGTAAATGTATATGAATACGATGATAAGATTGGAATCATATCAGAGATTCCTGGTTTAGATAAGAAGCAGCTCAATGTAGAAGTTGAAGAGGGCATATTAACCATTAGTGGCGATAAGCACGGAATCGATGGTGAAGATGGCGCTAAAGTACTTCGTAGAGAGTTAAAAGCATCTTCATTCAAACGTTCATTTGAACTTGGTGATTTATTAGATGGAGAAAACATTTCAGCTAATTTTAAAGATGGAATTCTCTCTGTTTCTATTCCTAAAATAGAACCAAAAAAGCCGACAAAGCACAGCGTCAAAATAAAATAGATGCAAAAACGCATCAATGTAAATGATGACGTGTTCGTAGTTCTTGGAACAGTGTCGGTAAATAAAGGTTATTCGCCAGATAAACTCAAAAGTATGTGGAGATTAGCCGATGCTGTTCTCAGGAACAACAATGATTATTATATATGTATGAAGTGTTTAGAAGCCGAATTTGAAGATATAAATTAGGTTTTGAATATTTATTATAAATAAATAGGAGAAACTCGTGTTTGAACAATCTAAATCGTTTAATAAGTTAGTGGGATTTTCAGCTCTATCAATAGCTGGGAGCGCTGCTTTCTTTTCAGTATTTGGTTTATCAAAGCTATTTGCTGGAGCACAATTTGCTGTTATTATAATGGCTGGTTCATTAGAGTTTGGTAAATTAGTAGCTGCTTCATTTCTATATAGATATTGGGATAAAATAAATCTAGCACATAGAACCTATATGACAATAGCAGTTGTTACTCTCGTATTAATCACATCCGCCGGTATATTTGGATTTCTATCCAACGCATACCAAGGTGCTACAGTAGGTTTTGAGAAAGAATCTACTGCTTTAATTTATAAACAAGACAGGCTAGACCAGTTAGAAGAAGATAAAGTATACTTAAAAGAGGAGTTAGATGCTGCTGTAAAAGAACTACCTGAAAACTATCGTACTGCTCGTAGAAAACTTAGAGAAGAATATCAACCTAAGATAAATCAAATCAATACTGATATGATGGATTTGAAGGCTGAAATTGGAGATTTGAAGATAGCATTAGTAGAGACAGGAGTTGAAGTAGGACCTGCTATTTATTTAGCTAGGGTATTCAATTCAGATGTCGATACAGTTGTGAAATTCTTTATTTTTGTTCTTATCTTTGTATTCGATCCAATGGCAGTTTTATTTGTAATAAGTTACAATGTAACTCTGTTAAATGATAAAGAAGAACCTACCAAAAAGAAAGAAAAAAATAAAAAGTGGTGGGAAGTATATGGAGAAAAAGCTGAAAGAAAAAAGAAAGAATGGAAAGACAACATAAAATCTACAGTTAGTAATGATGAAAGATTCAATGCAAAAGAAGAACCAATTGAATTAGAGGCTGACTCTGAGGATATTGCATCAATAGAAGGATCTAAAAAAGATTTAGAAGCTAACTTAGTTGATCCACCACCTACTCAGAGATTAGAAAAAGGTGGATTTAGTAGAAAAATGAGATAAAAAAGTCTTGACTTGTATTAGATTTTCTTATTATATTTAGGTATAATACAGGGAAATAATAAATGAATAATGAAAATAAAGTAATATATGATTCTTCGATAAGTAAATTATTGGAAAACATTAAAGTGGATTACTCTAAATTTATGAGCAATCCAGAAATGGTTGAAAACTTTAACAATGGAGTTTCTGTTAAACCTGGTAGAAAGTTTGACAAAGTTGTGCATGGTTCTTCAGTATGGGGATTCATCGCTAAAACAGATGGTGTACTAAAGGGTATTCCTTACTTTGTTGGAGATGTATTTAAAGCGGCTAGTTGGAGAGCTCCAGCTAAACACGTTAGAGGTACTATTTTTTCTTCTGAAACTAATTGGTTTAGTTGGACAGGACCAAGGTATTTATAGTGAATAAGTGGATTGAATTTAACAAAAAACAATTTGGAAGTAGAATTGTTGCTTTGGAAAATATAATCAAAACACAGGTAAGGGCTAGTGGTAAATCGGATCAATTTACTTCCGATATGTTAGTGGCATTGAAGTCTGGTAGAAAGATTACTCATAAGATGGAAGCAGCCATAAATAGCATTGTAAAACGCAATTCGCCTGAGGAGATGAGTAAGAGAGTTAAATGGGTTGAATCGGTAGTTCCTAAAATGCTAATGGTTAATAATTTGATAGGAGATACTGATTGGTCTGATGGGTATAAACGTAGTAAAGAATATTTTTTAGGAAGTATTATGAAACAGGCTACAAATAATATGAGATTATCCAAAAAACAAATGGATGCTGTAAATGGAATTTACAAACAGGCTGTAAATAATATTAAAAAAAATAAAAATAAGTCTTGACTTGTATTTATTTATTTCGTAACTTGTAATATCAATAAGGAGACAAATATGATTACTTTAGAAAAAGCTATAGCTGGAGTACTAGCGGTGACATTAGTAAATGGTTTTTTCTCAACCACTATGTTTAAAGAATATAAACAAATGTATTCAACTAAAATAGAGAGGTTGGAATCAGAAAATTCTTCATTAAGAGATGAACTATCTCATTATGATGAATATGGTATACAGGTAGATGTAACAATGTATCAACCTAATACTATTCAATGTGATGATACGCCAGATATTACTGCTGATGGAACTAAGATTCGTATCAGTAAAGCTTCAGATTATAAGTTTGTTGCTTTATCCCGTAACTTACTAAAAAGATGGGGTGGGCCTTTTGACTATGGGGATTTTGTATTACTCAAAGGTACAAGCCACAAAGATGGTGTATATCAGGTAAGAGATACTATGAATCCTAAATGGGTAAATGTAGTAGATATTTTAGAATCAGAGCATGTAGAACCTTATAAGTATACGGATGCTCATATTTATAAATTGAATTGGTTAAACAAAGAAAAGGAAATAACAAATGGCTAAAAATAAAAACACATTTGAAAAAAATGGTGGTTACTATATCGATGGTGTTGCCTATATGGACTGTAAAGTCACAGGTGAACCTGTTGCTAACGTAAGCACAGAAGCAGTATCCGTAATAGGCAGTAGGGCTGTGATGGGTAATATGCATAAATTGTTCCCCGATGTATCTAAACCGGCATACAAACCAACAGGTCGTCCTGCTGGATGGCATTTTATGGCTGAGTTCGTAGATAAAGATGGTAATGTATTTCACAAAGGTAAAGAACAACCTAAGTTGAAAGGTACTCTTAAACCTACAAAAGTAGTGGCTAAGAAAAAAGCTAAACGAAGAACAAAAGAAGAGATACTTATTGCCAGAGACAGAGAGAAAAAAGCAGCTCTCAAAAAAGCAGTAAAGAAACAGAAGGATTTCATCAATCACAATTTCGGAGGTTAGATGGTAAAGATGACAAATATAGCGATGGATAGGGATTACTTTAAACAAAAAGGTAATCCCAACGCTAAGAAAGAAGCTCAGTATACTGAGTGTTGTGGAGAAGATGTAGATTACGATGGATTGAATATTAATGATAAGTCTGATTGGAAATTAATTGAAAATCATATCGAAAGGCATTTGATTGAATATTCATCTGTCGAATCCGTAACTCCTGTGTCTTGTGAAGAGTGTGGTAGATTTTTAGAATACAAAGCAGTTATAAAAGATCCTAAAAGTAAAAAGGGCTGGTTTAAATAATGCATCAGACTTATACACCAGAGATTTCTAAGTCAGGCAATCCAAAAGGTAAAATGCAAAAATTTCCATGGAAAAATAAAGTTATAAATTGTTTTAAAAATGATAATCCATTAATACAAAAGAAACTAAGAGAGGTGACAGTTGAAGAAGGATTGGAAATCGCAACAGAATTATTTCAGATACTTAACGAAAGAAAAGACGGCATTGGGTTGGCAGCTAATCAAGTGGGAATTGATGCACAAGTGGCCGTTGTCAATGTTCGTGAACCTTTGGTACTCATCAATCCGAAGATTGTATCGAAGGAAACTGAGATTCCTTTTTATGAGGGTTGTCTATCTTATCCAGGCAAAGGAGTACACACCAAACGATACGAAACAGTCCACATAGAAACTGCTCAATCTGAGAGTGGTTGGATTTTTAGTGGGGTTGATAGGGGAGAATCTGGCAAAGGTAGTTGGGAAGATGATGAAATTGAAGAGGATAGAGCAGTTAGAACTTTAGAGGCTGTTTGTATTCAACACGAAATAGACCACTTAAATGGTGTACGAATTATGGATAGAGTGAGAAATACTACTGTTAAATCTGAAAAGAAAATTGGTCGTAATCAATTGGTTACAATTAAAAAGGGTGATGCAGTTAAAGTATTAAAATACAAAAAAGCACAGAAGTTTTTAAATGATGGTTGGGATGTTACATAGAAAAATAATAAGACCACTACTACAGGAGATTTATCAACCTGATGGTTGGAAGATGCTAACCTGTTGTATGTTATTAAACCTAACTAATAGAAAACAGGTGGATACAATCAGAGATGAGTTGTTTAGTAAATATCCAACACCAAAGGATATGATGAATGCTAATCAATCAGAGTTAGCTGAGTTGTTGAAACCATTGGGATTGTATAATAGACGAGCCAAATCATTAAAGAAGATGAGTGAGGGTTATGTCAAAGGTTTTAAATCTGTTGATGAGCTATATGGCATAGGACAATATGCTAAAGACTCGTGGGAGATATTTCAGAACAATAATAAAAACGTAAACCCAACAGATAAAGTTTTGTTGGCATACTTAGATATGGAAATGTAATGAATAAATGGGATAGAGTAGAAAAGAAAAAACGAGTAACATCTCATCAAGACATACAGATGATATATTTTAAAACAGCATTGTTTGTATTGATAGCGATAGCATACTTCTATTTTATAATAATGGGTTGGACATTATGAGTAAAAAATACTCTGAAGCAGGAAAGGGTGATAAGAGTAGGGTGACGGATAAAAAGAAATATGCCGATAATTGGGAAAAGATTTTTGATAAAAAGAAAAAGAGAAAAAAAGATGAATAAAATAAAATCATATTGGAGTTTGTTCTCTGAATATTTATATTTAGCAGGTTTAGGTATATTGGTATTTTTGTTTACAGGTTTGTTTTTAAGCATACCATTGTGGTTACTTTGGAATTGGTTAATGCCAGATATATTTGGTTTACCAACATTAAATATACTACAAACATTTGGATTGACAATACTTATTACACTATTGTCGCCTAAAGAAATTAAACTTTCTAAGAAAAACCCTAAGATTATTACAGATACTAAAATGGATATTGATGGGAAATTAGAAGAAGTTTTAAAAGATATTACATCACAATTTAAAGCTTAGACTCTATTTATATCCATAATAAGTGGAGATATGAATGTTAGATTTAGAATGGGTATTAGATTCTTTGAAAGAAGCTAGAGACAATGAAGATTGGGATTTAATAAAAGAAATAATATCTTATATAGAAAGTCGTGACGACTTTAATGATGACGATAGTTGGTCGGAACATTTAGAAAATATTTAAATATGGGGCTGTCATTGGAAATCGACAGGTGTTTTTTGAAAATAGAGTGCAACGGAGATTGAGTAGGTCTCGCTAAAAAAAACTCACCAAACTGAAATGGCGATAATTCGCTTGACGGGTTGGACATTGATTGGCATTTAGCCGAGTATGATTACTCAGCTGCTCCAATCAGCCGTAAGGCAGATGTTCAGCAAACTTACGCTTACGCTTAAGTTACTGAGTTGTCTAACACTCGGTCATAAAATAAGTTAGACAAACAACTCTTACATATGAGTATAAAGATGTACGGAGCTATCCAATAAAATAGCTGGTGTGTTGCAGGTACTGTCTCAGAGGGTTGGAACCTGATAAGTTGTGAATGACTTTTTTGATAATACAGACTGGACAGGGGTTCGATTCCCCTCAGCTCCACAAAATTAAGGAAATAAAATGTCAAGTGTATTACTACCACCAGCAATAGCAGCTAAAGGTTTTATAGATGTATCTATACCAATATCCGCAGGTTCGGGCGTAGCAGCTGCTGGCTATCCTGGTGTAATTGCTCCTGTAACTGCTAACTTAATATCAGCTATAGCGAGCATAACCGCAATACAAACTGCTTTATTGCCTACTGGTGCAATAGCACCACCATCAAAAATTGGAGTAAATATAACTGGCGCTGCGCTTGGACAGATTACAGCAATTCAAACTGCTATCGCAGCAAATGTTACTGCCGCTGCTGTACCAGCAACTGTAGCAGCTGGTATTGTTATTCCAGCGGGCGCTACGGCAATAACTGGCGCTTTAACTGCTCTATCAGCATTTATACAAACAGGATTAATATTACCACAACAAATATAATCTTTTTGACAGTAACAGGTTTTTATATTATATATATTATTATTCCGGATAAGGATGTAGAATTTTTAAGAAAAAAATTCCCTTTAGGATGTAATTAAAAATAAGGAGTTATATAATGAATGTAACTAGTAAAGTGAATCTACCAACACTTCAAATGGTAGCTTTAAAGAATTTAAAACCTTTAAAGGATATTAACAGAGCAGAACATAAACCACACACAATATCAATGGAACAAGCTATTAGAGATAATGGTTTTATGGATGTTATAAAAGTATTTTCTATGAATGAAGATGGAACATATGATATAGCAGAATCTACTCATAGATTTCGTGGATTGAAAAATATTCATATTGATAATCTTGATGTAGAAGTTCCTTGTGCTATTTTACATTGGAAAGATAAGGATGATAAAGACGAAATCCAAAGAACTATTATTGATTTAAATGTCAATAATAAAGATTGGGAGACTTTTGATTATGTATCGAGTCATGCAGCTGCTCATTGGAGAGATAAGGAAGTTCATAAGACTTTTGTAGAAATACGAGATAATATGAAAGACTTTGCAAAAATAAGTATATCTAATGGAGTTATAGCTAGTGTCTATACTAAAGAACTCCGTAATCACGATGTTCTTAAAAAAGCCGACTTAGCTTGTGATTTTTCTGTAGAAAGTAAAGATAGAGAGTTTGTAAATACTCTTCTAAATACCCTGCGAAGTTTAAGATTAGAGTTTGGTAAAAAGCAAATGTCAGCTCCATTTCTTCGTAAGTATGTTTACCATTTATGGAACAAAGCGAAAGAACTTAAATATGATTATAACGAATGGTATTTGTTCGTAGATAAATCCATTGAGTGTATTGAGATGAAATTAACTTCTGTTAAAAGTATGCCACAAGATGATATATCTTTTGATGATTGGTTCTCTACAATAAAAGTGAAAAAATAGTAAAATAAATTTGTATTTGAACATATAAATATATATATATTATTGCGGGTGAAGTGTTATAGGAAACACACTTCGATTCCATCGAAGAGATGTAGGTTCGACTCCCACCACCCGCTCAAAATTTTGGCCAGCGTGGCTACTTAATAATTGAAAATTAAATAAAGAGAGTATAGTATGGGATTCGGAGATTTCTTTGACGAACCAAAATTCGACTTTGATAAAGAAAAAAAGACATTTGTAGATAATCTAAATCTACTTAAAACAATGTCGGTTCAAGAACAAACATTATATAAAAAGTGGCAAGAATTTAATGCTGATGTATATTCAATGACTCAGAAAGCATCTAAATTTAAGAGAATTAATAATTCCCTTTGGATGCCAAAAGACATCAACAATAAAGAACAAACCATAAAAGAGATAGAAGCATTAGAACCTTATGTTGAAATGTTAGAGCAGGGTAATGCTAAGGATAATGAGACGTGGACATTGGTTCGTAGGTTGATTCATAGTATGGAGTTTACTGCCAATCCAGGCAGAAATATTAAGTTCTTTGTTAAAGATAAAGTAACCAATAAACTATTGGGTGTTATATGCTTGGGTTCTGATGTAACTTCGTTAGGAGCTAGAGATAAGTTTATAGGTTGGTCTTTAGATAATAAATTTAAAGATGGTAAATTAAAACATACTGCTATTGGTACAACCATATGTTGTTCTCAACCATTAGGATTTAATTTCTTAGGTGGTAAGTTAGTAGCCGCTTTAGTTACATCATCTGTAATTAGAGATGCTTGGAAGAAGTTATATGGACAAACATTAGTTGGTTTATCTACCACAGCTTTATATGGAATTCATTCTATGTACAACTCAATTCCACATTGGAAAACTATGGGTAAGTCAGTAGGTAGAATATCATTGAAGCCAGATGATTCCACTTATGATGTATGGCATGATTGGGTAAGGGATAATATGTCAGAAGAGTATACAAAAGCTACCACACAAAAAGAGGGTGTAGCAGGTCCTCCAACTGGCGTAAAACAAAAAACAATTAATATGATATTCAAAGCAGTTGGTATTAAACCATCTGATTATCAACACGGATTCCAACGTGGTATTTATTATGCCGATATGTATGAGAATGGTAATCAGTTTTTGCGTGGGGAGATAGAAGAGAGTGATTTGAAAATGAAACCTAAGTACAATGATGATAGTGACTACATAATGAATTGGTGGAAACCTAAAGCTATCAGAAGATATAGTAAGTTATATGATGAGGGTAGGCTAAAGCCTGAGAAACTTTTTTATGGAGACATTGTAGGTAAAAGTTGGGAAGAAGTAAAAGAACAATATTTAGGAGAAATTGGAAGATAAGTCTTGACTTGTATTAAAATATTGTGTATATTAAGGTATGAATAAAACACCACAAAAACACTTTTGGAAAAACGCTATTGTTTTCGTAAATGGTAAACAAGGAAAGATTACCAACTGGGCAAAGAATAAGTTTTTCATTCAATTTTCTAAAACTTCTAATTGGGTAAATGCTGGACACATAGTATGGAACTAAATAAAAACAATTTGATTAAAGAAAAAGATGTATTCAATATGGTTGATAATAAATTTATAGCTAATATGTCTCCTATCGATTGGGGTAAGACTATGGCTATCGCCAATGAATACATATGTAGAGATTTAATGACTTCTTTAGGTGGTAAGAAAGTTATACATACCGATGAATGTGTTGAGGGTAGTGAAGGTGGTATGCTATTAGAGAGGTTAAACATAGATACTTCAAACAATGGTTCAGGCTTTGATACTATTGTTCTATCTAATGGTAAAAGAATTCAATGTAAACTCAGACAGGTAAAGGGTAAGACGCCTTATAGTACACAAACCCACTTTGATAATACTCGTAGAACTACAGGTCAGAATAAAGGTACTGCAGGTGGTGGTGCAAATGGTCATGTTAGATATGGTAGTGGTGAGTTTGATTATGTTTTAGTTTCATTAATAGAAAGTTATAAAGACAAATCTGTAAGAACAGATTTAAACAAATGGAATTTTTCTTTTATTCCGATTTCTGATTTAGTAGATCCTACGATGCCAGAGTTTTGTTTATCACATATACCAGCGTCTGTATTAGAAAAGAATAAATTAGAATCTGATAAAGATTGGAAAGATAGATTTAAGGAAGTCTAATGAACATATTTGATTTTGCAAAAGAATCGGATTCCGATAAGGAATATCCGTATAAAATATTAGTATATCCTAACATCACATATATGCGTGATTTAGAAAAGGATTCTTATGTTGTAGTTTTGCGTAATGTTATTAAAGAATTAAATAAAATTCGTAATGATATTCATTGGACAATTTTATCTCCTGGTGATATTAAGAGTTTGACATTTGAGAACACAACACAAATACCAATCAATCTACCATCTTATCCAAATGCTATGAGATGTCATTTTAATTATAACGAAATCAAAGCTAACCTTAGATGGAAAGAAACTGATTTCGATGTGGTATATTCCCATCTGCCAGAACATACTTTGAATATGACTAACCTATTAGAAAATGATACTAATATCACACCTAAGTATGTTGGTTATTGTCATTGGTATGAGGTAAATGAAAACACTAACTATAGTAAGCGTATGCTTATGGACAACTATAATGGTATGCTTGAGATGGAAGAGTGTGGCGTAAATAGTATTTGGTTAAAAGAATTAGTATTAGAAAAAGCTAAAGAGTGGTACAATAAAGAAACCATTTCTAAATTAGATGAGATTATACAACCACATTATTTAGGTATAGATAAAATAAATAATGTAGAAGTTCCAACCAAAAAGAAAACCATCATCTTCAATCATAGAGACAATTACTATACAGGTTGGACTTGGTTTATAGATAGAATGGATGAACTTTA